ATTAATCTGTAAGATTAATAATTATTCTTTCTTTGGTTCTTTCTTTATAAGTCAAATAAAAAAATAAAAAATAATCTCAAAAAAAATAAAAAAATAAAAAAACATAAAATGAGTCACCGTAAGGTAAATATTAACTTGTCAAGGAACACAAGAATGTATGCAATGTAATTATTGAGTTCGCTTTTTACAAAAGCGGAATGAAAAATATTATGGACAACCCTGAAATGGTAAGTCCATAAAAACAATTCAGTCGTTGTAAAAAACGAAATAAATTACATTTTAATTATACACAATGATATATAAAAAGTCAAGAGAAATATTAAAAAAATCTGAAAAATATTTCCAAAGTGCCAAATTGGCACTTAAGGTTAGCCGGAAAGAGGATAGCAATGCGTTATCTGAACATCAGCAGAGAAATAAATGTCAGTATGAAATAAACATACATATGTAATAGAAAAATTTGACCTATAAGACGAGTTTATGAGTTAGGAGTAAAATTATACTCTTGAAAGATTATAAATGCCTTACAGGTCAAATAAATACATATAAATAGTATATTCACTTATTAGATATGTTTGTCAACAGTAAATCGTTATTGTATTATACCTTTAAATGGCTTAGAATTGGCTTGTATTGAGTTTTATGCGTTTATGTATGAAATTATATTAATTACTAAAAAATGCAATACAAGTCAAATAAGAGCATTTTAGAGATAAGTGGATTAGTGTAATTGTAGTTTGAGTTAAGTTTTTACCGAAGTTAAAGCGAGAAATTAGTTTATGGCAAGCTACATAAGAAGTATGGCGTTAAATTAATTATTTTTGATTATTCGTCAGCAAGCTGTCTCATAATAAAAAATAATTAATTTAACTTTGGCGTACCCAAAATTCGCAAAGCTCATTTTGTTTACGCTGACAAAAAGATATTGAGATTTCTGTTTTAGGGGGAATGAGTTTATGGGTGTAAATCAGGAATATAAAAATATAAAAATATGTAATAAGTTAGGATGTACAATAATAAATTATTGGTAACAAATCTGTAATATTTATAACATTGTTTAATGAAATGTTTAATGAAATAAAAATAGCCTGCTAATTTATAGCAGACTTGAGTTAATGTGGCTATTGAATTGTAGGGGGTTATTATTCTGATGTTTTTGTTTATGCAATATTACTTTAGAAGATAACTTTAAGCAAATATTACTTTAAGTAAATTTATTAAAGTAAAATATGATATTTTATACAGTCAGTAATATAATAAATTATTTAAAACGAAAACGATAATAGGTTTTTCAGTTCACCGAAAGGTGTTTTGGGAATATGAGCGTAAGTTTTAAGTTGGATAAGTGTGTAAATATGGGATAAATCCTATATTTTTGTAAGGTTTAAGGTATTGAATTTGAGGCTGTATTAATGAATAGGGATTTGAGGTATTTATGATTTAGGTTATTTTGGCTATTTTTGAGGTAGTTTGAATGGGTTTGGATGGTGTTGTATTAGGGTGATAAATGGCTATTTTATGCGGTTTTTAGGTAATAGGTGAGGGGATTGAAATATAAGTGTTTTGGGTGAGGTTAGTGGTTTAGGTGGTTAAAAAAATAGGGTTGAAAACGATTTTTATGGGTTCGATTCGGTGGATGAGTTCGATGGTCTTTTTAGAACTACTACGCCCTTTGTTTCAGATTAGACGAGTTGTTAAAATGTAAAATACCCCCCTATGTTAGTTAGTGGTAGGTAGTAGGTAGGGCGTTGAGTTATGCGGTATATTGGGGTGTATTTTAGTGATATTTGACTTTGTAAAAATGGCTTGAACACTACACTTTTTAAAGTTTTAAGAGGAGTAAAAGGAGAAAAGGAGCTGGCAAAAGTCCGCAAAAGTGTAAAAAGCGGACATTTAAAAAAGTGGATAAAAGCTATGAATTGCAAGAGCTACGGCTATATATTTACTATTTTTGTAGTGTTTGCGACAAAATAGGGCGAAGATAAAATTTGACAAAAAGTCATTGAAAAGCGGGTGAAAAAGCGGTGAAAATTGTATTATTATGTTAAAATTAATATTGATACATTTTTAACGCTTTAGCATAGTAAAGCATTAAAGTGTTAATTTGGTATCAAACAAAAGCACTCAATCTGAATATACTTTAGCACACTAAAGTGTTAAAGTATTAAAGCACTAAAGTATATCTCTCTCGGCTCTATTGATCTGTTTCAAGTTCTTGATCTGTTTCAAGTTCTTGTTACAACTTGCACGCTCATACATTCATATATCAATCTACCCACCCACGCAAAAATGCCTCTTAAACGCTCTGTATAGGTTCAAACAGTCAAGTAATATAATTACTCTAATAGACTATAAAAACGCTTGTAGGGCTATTTAAAAGGCAAACATAAGGTAGGCATCAATCTATTACACCGTCTCGCTTTAAACATTCATAAAAATATTGTGTTGCTGTCTGATTGCGTGATTGCAAAAAGCTGTCTATTTTGTCAATATCAGTTAATTTTATATATATTGCTTTATGTTTGTATGTTTTTGCTGCATACTTGTTGTTTGCTCTGATTTTAGCAGCACTATTTTTATTATCATTTTTAATTGTTGTTTTTTGTTCGTTTTTTTGTAAATCTGTTATAATCATAGTTATATATTATTATAATTAATAATTGTTATTGTTTGTTTATATATATTGCATAAAATATAGTACAATGTAATATTGTATCTTTGTGTAACAATAAATAGTTATAATTCTTTTATGCAATTATAAATACAATATTATATTGTATAATATAATCACAATAAAGATAGAGAAAAGAAAACACAAAGGATTACAAGTAATCGCTCTATCGGGTCACAACTTATAGGCAATCAACTTAACCGCTTCGGTGGTTATTGTAAATAATCAAAAGCAAATAGACTTAACTGCATATAGTTATTGTAGCGTTCTAAACGCATAACCTGAACCTTGACAACTGAATGAACTTGCAACAGTCTTGAGCCTGCGCTCATCTATACATTAGTATAGCAATAGTGCCTCTAAAGTCCATAGACAAACTATATCAAAATTCGCATAAAGAAAAATAGTAATAAATAAATATGCTATTGAATGTATGCGAACAGCGATACATTGAGTCTTTGAGCTTTAAGCCCTCAATGAAGAAAGCTATTGCTATACCGTCAATGGGTGAGGTGCACCCTCTAAGCTGTTGATACTCAAGACAAACCTTTATTTTTGATTTTAATTATTTTAACTTTTTAGGCAATTGCACAAAAATAGTAATAATAATTATAGCGTTTATTTTGTGTAAATTGCATAATTTAAAAAAGCTGATTTTGTGCAATCTATAAAGAGTTAAAACGCTCTTAATGTGTAATTAACATAATTATACATTAAATACATAAGAAAGTCAAGAAAAAATTTAAAAGGAGTAATACATATGACAACAAAACAATTAATGAAATACGCAAGCAAACAGCTTGAAAACTTTAACAGTGTTACATTTTTTGTCAATACAGGGCGATGGATAAAACCATGCGCACCGAACGGTGAGAAATATGGCTTATGTTATATTAATACAAACAAGTTAATTGCTTCAGCTAATAACATCTCAGAGACAAAGGAAATGATTGATGATTTTGTCAATTACTGTAAAGAAAGAGATGCTTATTATAAGTCTGAAGCGAAAAAATAAATACGGATATAGTTTTAACTAAAGTCGCTGAAGAGTCTTTGAGAATTAAGACGAAACGCCCTTACGGGCGTCCGGCTGAACGCAGGTCGAAAATCAAAAAATTAAAAGGTGGTAAATAAAAATGGAAAAAACAAAAACAACCGCAAAGGCAATTAAAGAAAGATATAAAAAATGTTATTCAGCAGGTTATTGCGACTTACAATTTTTGTTAAGGTATATTGATCCGTTGTACTACCACGCAGGCGTGTACGGATGGGATTATGATGTCTATATAATTGATGATGTAGCAATTTTTACAGGCTATCGTTACCCATCAAGCGGTATAAAGCACATCCCGTATGAAATAGCGGAAAAATACGACAAGTACGCAAAAAAGATTATTGACGCAAATCACAGCGATAAGTATGAGTTTGTGTCAGATGTACTTAAAAATTTAATTAATGATATGATTACAGAATTAAATTAAGTCGTTGCATCGACTATAAAAAGCCGTTAGGGTGCAAGCGTTCCGCCCGATATGGGCGGAGGTCGGGAAAACCGAAAATTTAAAAATCAACGGAGATGATGTTATGTATATGGTAAAATGGCGTGATTGGTGTGGCAATGAACACACAAAAATATATAAGACGATAGAAAGGGCAATAAAAAAATGTTTTGACATTTACGGCTGGTATAAAAATGGCGAATGTATCAAAGTTAGTAACGGCGAAAAGATTTTATAAACAGAGTGACAAAGTACAGAAAGGAGATAACAAGCTATGAAGTACAAAAATTATGAAGATTACAGAGCAAAAACTCAACAGGAATTTAATAACTTGCCGATTTTCTTTGCGTTCTCTGATGAGCAATTCAAAGAGGCTATGGAAGCAAGAGGACTAAAGGAAACAGATACAGACAAGATATATAGACTTGGTGACGGCTACGGAGGTTTTTATCTCAAAAGCGATGCTGATATTATCAGAGATTACATAAACAAGCCCGATGAGTTGCCTGACCTTATGAAAGACAAGGATTTTGCTATATCTGCGTTTGAATATGAAATGAGAAATCACGAATACGCCATTAATTGGCAAGGTGCATATGATGTATGTTCTTGCTTCGGTCATTGTAGGTACGGCGAAAATAAAGGCTATACAGACTATTTAAAAGAAATCGGATACTCAGATGATGTTATACAGTGTTACAAGGAAGCAAAAAAAAGATACTATAAGTATTGTGAAGAACATGACTTATTTTGATGTCGGGTGTAAACTCAAAATTTTATTAAAAAAGAGGTTTAAAATTATGTTAGAGTTTAAAAGTGCTATTGTAGACGAATGTGGCTGCGTTGTTTATTGGTGCGAAAATTTAACAGACAATGAAATTGACGAAATACTAACAAAGTACCCCGAATATCGCATTGCTTGTATAGAATGTTGAAAAAACAGCTTACTAATCTAATACAGAGTGACTACACCCTTTGCGGGTGTAGGTAATGTAGCCGAAGGCGGTCACAAGCCCGCAAAAATCTACATAATAAAAAATTTAAAATGGAGGAATTATTATGTCAATGGAAATAAGAAGTCCTTATAATAAGGGAACTAAAGCATATGAAATTGTCAGTAAAATTGTAAATGAATTTCCTGACAACTATTCTCTTTATACCCTGTACAGGGTAGGCAATAAGTGGTACTGGCTGACTAATAAAGGGTATTTACATATTTTAAGAGAAAGATTGGAAGTGACAGTAAATGACAACAGGTTATATAAAATAGAAGATTGCTACTTATCTAAGACTAATATTATAATAAATAAAGGATGTTTGGTGTCAGGGTTGTACTATAAATATGCTATTTTAAACAGGTTGAAACAGGGTATCAGTTTAGAGAATTTTATATACAGATTTAATTAGGAGAAATTATTATGAAATACGGTTATAAAGTTATTAGAAGCTTATCAATGGCAGCATTAAGACAATTATGTATCGAGCAGGATTGGTACACAAATGGCGACAATTACGATTATAGTAATATGCTTTTTAAGGCAAACAAAGAGGATATTACAAGTGACGATATTGTTGAAATTGCAACTGATATTATTGAACATAGTAGTAATTTGACTTTGGATGATTTTATGGAAGTATGCGATTTAATTTTGTCTAAATCTTATTCATTTATAAGTGAGATATAAGGAAAAAGAGGGTACAAGGTTAGAAAACTATAATACAGAGCCGTCAAGCCGGCTATAAACAGTCCATTAAGGCTTGAGCGTTCGCCTGCCGTTGTGGTGGGCGAGGTTGGAAACAAACACACAATTCAAATTCAACAATTCAAATTCAAACAGATTTAATTAGGAGAAATTATTATGAAATACGGTATGCGTTTAAGAGGTTTTTCAATAGGTTGTCAGCCTATGAAAAATTTTGTTGAAAGAATTGACGATAACAGTGGTAAATATCACGATATATTAATTTATAGTGAGAAATTATCTGATAAAGATACAAAAGACTATGAGCTTGATTTTTTAGGCAAAGAATAATTAGGAGGAGTTATTATGGATGAAATTAAACAATATATAGAAAATGCTATTACAGACGGCAAAGAGGTTACAAAGCACTATGCTAACAGATGTGACTATATCTTTATTAAAGAGAATGACGGTTGGATTAGCATTATAGATATAACAGACGGTATATATAGCGCTGTCATTCAAGCTAAAGATATGAAACACGCTTTGGAGTTTATCGCATTAAGAGAGCCGTTAACCGTTCCGGTAACGATTTTGTAAAATATAAAAGGATGGTGTAATAATGAAAGTTAATGTTGAATACTACTATAATCAGAAATTCTTACCGACAAAAAGGCATAAAAAAATAAGAGAACGACAAGTTAAAGACATTCTATCAGTGACTATTGTCGAGTTGAATGCTGATGTTTTCCCTGTTGCCTTTAGGGTACACGATATGCAAGCTGTTACAGAGGGAATGGCTTACAAGAATAGGCATATTGCCAAACTTGAAAGTCAGAATGACGATTTAAAACTTGTAAATGGTACATTGACAGATAAAACATTATATTGGGCAGACAGAGCCTGTCTGAATAAAGCAATCCGTACTATGGCTAATGTCAGAAGTGTCCCGATAGGTCAGGTGTGGAAAGAATTGTACGATGAGTTATTATACGGTTATCATATTAACCTTAAAGCAAGAGGTGGCAAGCCGTATATTGCACATATCAGAAAAGAAGAATGGTCAAATGTGGTTAAGGTGTTTACCGCTATGTGCGAAAAGAGATACCTTAATACTGCCGATATATTGAGGAAAGCAAAGATAAAAACAGAGGATAAATCAAAGGGCAGAAAGGAAGATTGATGATGAGCTATCCGATTGTATTTCAAACTAAAGTTGTTAAAATCAATGATAATGAAATTATCCATTTCAATAGAGTTGGTTGCAATAATGATGATGAAGGCAGAGTGGCGAATGTGTACGAAGCAAAAATCCGTACTATTGAAGATTTCAAGCGTATGGCTGAAGAATTTATGATAAATTCAAAACCTTATAAGGAAACAGGGATATTTGACCTCAAGGTTGGTAGCAAATGGTGTTCTTTTTATGATTATGGAATGTATTTGTTAAGAGCATTAAAAAGGGCTGATAATTTGGAAACATTCAAAAATAATTATACCTTTAGAGCTACCGTTATAAAAGGTATTGAGGCTATAGATATTGATAATGCTATTCACAAAGTATTCTCAATCATAGAATATCCTGATATATTTGATATATACTATGAATCATTCTATAAATCAAGGTCAGATAACAGAGTTTTTGAAGGCATTGACTTCGGTAAGGCTTCTTGCCGCAAAGTAATTGATTACATTTACAATATTAAAGATTCTATTGATTTAATTAAAGAGGGATTCCCTATTGAATGTTACATTAAAAAGAATAAAAAGGAGAAGTTATGAACAATACATATAGAATAAAGGCTCGCAAACAGCGACAAAAGGCTGTCAGAGCCGAGATAATTATAACTGTTATTGTATTTGCAGTTATGGCTGTTGTAGGCTATAATGCTATTTTCTGCGGTTGTAAATGGCTATGCTCAATAGTGTGAACATAGTTTATGCAACAAAATGCACAAACTTGCAAAAATCAGTTAAAAATGCAGGATAAAGCATAAGGATATACATATAGTGAACTACCCATCACCTAAAGGTAATGGGTTTTCTGGCTGAATATTTATAAACTTGCAGAATTTCAGCATTTTTGCAAGTTGGATTGGGGATTGAAATATGAGATATAAATTACTTAGAACGATAAACAATGAGCCTGAAATATTCGGTAAGTACGATACATTTTCTCAAGCGTATGGGAAAATGGAAAGAGATTATTATAATTATATGTCAGAATGTGAAAGCATACAATACAACGAGCTTTATGCCAATGAGGCTGTTGTGGTTGACAATGAAGATGAGTGCCACTGGCTGATTGCAGAGGAAAGAGAGGAACACAATGTCTGAATATATTATTGAACATTTTACTGCGAATGTGAATTATAGAGAACAGTGTATGAGAGATTGGTATTTAATGTCAATCTCTGAAAGAGCTGTATATGATGATAACTTTAATGTGTACATGGCTGAAAGGTTGTTAAAGTGAGTGATTTGTTTACTGTCTGTGGATGCAGTAATCAAACCGAAAATATAACATTGTACGGTTTATTTGATAATTACCCGCAGGCAGTAAAACAAATAAATATGTTATTGCCTTTGGTGAGAGATGGGCGGATAGCAGATAGACAAAAAGGCACCATAGAATATGTAAATTTGCTACAAAATTCAAAAATAATTGGTAGTTTTTGGTAATATAATTGCAATTGTTTTTAAACTATGATACGATTAATAAGAGGAGAAAGTTTTGGAATATAAAGTCATCACTGATAAATCTAAAAGAATGTTTGCAATACAGAAAGCAACAATAAAGGAGAAATAAAAATGTCAGAAAAAATGATAAAAGGATATAAAGGTTTCAGCAAAGGATTAGTATGCAGAGATAAGCAGTATGCCGAAAACACAGTGTTTAACTGTGAAAGTGGTATGTGCTTCTGTGAAAATCCATTAAATGTATTGAAGAATTATCCGCTCTATGCCTCAGAAATAAAAAGTTTTTCAGAGTATGCAGAAGTTGAAGCACCAGAAGATGTTACAGAGAGTAAAGGTAATAAATCTGTTACAAAACAACTTAAAATTGGTAGTAAGATTTCTTTTGATGAATTAATTAAAACAGGTGTTGAGTTTAATTTGTCAAAAGAGAAATTTGATAAAGAAAAGTCTGTTGCTACGGGCAAATACAGCGGAGCAAGTGCTGTTGGTAGATACAGTGGAGCAAGTGCTACAGGTGACTATAGCGGAGCAAGTGCTGTTGGTAGATACAGTGGAGCAATGGTTGTTGGCGATTACAGTGGAGCAATGGTTACAGGCGATTGCAGTGGAGCAAGTGCTACGGGCAGGCGCAGTGGAGCAATGGTTGTTGGTGATAACTCACAAGCAATGTGCAAAAACAATAGCGTTGCTGTGGCTATTGGTAAAGGCTCTATGGCTAAAGGTGACATTGGTTGTTATATTGTCCTGACTGAGGTTAAGTGGGATTTTGAAGCAGATACGAATAAAATCATTGATTGCAAATGCTTTAAAGTCGATGGCGAGATTATTAAGGCAGATACTTTTTATAAATTGGTTGATGGCAAGCCTGTTGAGGTGGAGTAAAATAATAATCATTCTTAATGGGACAAAATGTCCAATTAAAAAATACATATAAAATACATATCAATTAAAAAGTCAACCAGAAAGGAAAGTCAATCAGAAAGGAAGTTATATGGCAATGGATAATTCAGTATATCATTGGAATATAAAAAAATAACGATGTAAGGAGTGTCATTAATGGGAATGGATAAATTCAGTCCAAAAGAATTAAGAAAGAGGTATAGCGTTCAAATTCCGTCAGGAGGATTTGACTTGCCAAATGGCAGAAGTATAGATTTTTATACATTACCAGAGGAAGAAATGAAATTAGTATTAAGAGAATTAGGGTGGTTTGATGAGCCATACATTATGATTTATGTAACCGCAGAAGTAAATATTGAAAATGGGATTGATAGATTTACGGCTGGTTATTCTTCCGTAAAAAGAAAGAATTTTAAATTATCGCAAGTAACTTGGAATGGCGGCTATCCTTATATTAGGAGAGGCGGATGTAAACTTTATATTGATAAATGTAAAACATACAAAGTTGAGAATCGTTAAGAACATTTATAGGAGTGGGTAACTTTATGAAAAAATCAAACAAATTAATAATCTTGTTATTAAGCAGGATACAGCACGACAAATTTCATATTTTGGTAATATAATGGATGATCCTAATTATTTAAAATATTCTGTGTTTAGTCTTGACGGGAGGTGCTTAGAGGATAGACTTACTTTTGAACAGGCAGAAAATTTTTGTAATACAAATAAAGATTTTATATAAGATAGGTCTACCGCAATTCTATTGGTTTTAGATAATGGGTAGTCTACATCCAAGAAATATATTCAAGAAATACCTTAATATTAAAACAACTATATAATAGAAAATGAGGTACCATCTCGACCTTCCAAAATCCTGATGATACCTCATAACACAAACACAAGCCACTCCGTTCGGAGAGGGTTGGCGTTAGCCCACCCTATTTGGTAGTGTTCAATACATATAATAGCAAAAATTGGCAGATTTGTCAATAACATTTTAGCGGAAAGGATTTGAGAAAATGATTAGTTTTTTATGCGCAGCTTGGTTGCTTTACCATATAATTGCAGAGCAATGCTGTATATGGCATGCGCAGCATCAAGGTTACAAAGAAAAAAAGAAACAAGAAGAATACAATAGACTTCAACGGGAAAGAAATAAGCAAAAAGTATTGTCAGACAAATTAACTTGTGAAAATTCTGCCATTGACAATTAATTAAAGAATGTATATAATAGTATAGTCGAACAGATGTTCTATTATTAAAAGAAAGGATGAAATTAAAATGAATAAAGAAATTGAAAGCAAAATAAGAGAATGCTGCACATTTTTGATTGAGCAAGAGAACGGATTAACTTTTGTAAGAAGTATATTTTACCCGCCTGCAATTTCTGGCGATATATTAGACTTTACGAAAGGTGGGGACTATAATTTTGAGATGTGTATATCTGATGTGTTAGACTACAAGTATATAATAACAGAACTTGCAAAGGTAAGACCGATAACAGAATCGACTGATTATTTTAACAAGCATATAGTTGAATACATATTTAATGCAAAGTCGGCTGTTACAGGAGAGAAAGCTATAATCAAAGGTTATGTAGCTGATAGTGAACACAATGCCAAAATATGGAGTGGTGGTTTTATATATAAAGGTAAATTCCACGAGGGTGTTTGGGGGTTGCCGGCAAAGATTTTTAAGATTGCTGATAAAATAAGAAAAAAGAGAGGACTTAAAAGAAAATTTTTAAATTTTTGAAAAAAACTATTGACAAATGAAATTACATAATGTATTATAGTGGTACAGAAAATAATTAAGGCTTTAAAAAATATTTCGCTTTTTACAAAATAAAATGCGATTTACCTATAATTATATTTCTGAAAAATGATTTAGAAAGAAATTCAGAAAATTAAATAAGAACATCAAATGGAAGGAGAATGGAAATGAGAGTCAACAATAATTGCACAGAGGAAATCAAATGTGGAGATGTATTTTTTGCAGATTTGTCTGGCGAAGGCTCTCTTCAAACAGGTTTAAGACCTGTTATTGTGGTTAGTAATGACGCAGGTAACTATTTTAGTTCGGTTGTAACAGTAGTTCCTCTGACTTCAAAAAAGAAAAAAGAATTACCCACACACACAACTTTACATCCTAATGCTATAAATGGATTAAATAAAAATTCAATTGCTTTAGCTGAACAGATAACTACTATACCACAAGATTATCTTGTAAGGAAGATAGGTTGTCTTAATAATAAAGAGATTAATAATGTTAGATTTGCAGTATTAAATATGCTTAGTATGAGTTGTTTGGCAAAAGTAGCATATGATAAAAAGAAAACTAATTTGGTTACTAAAGTAGCGTAAAACAATTGATAGAATTTGATGTCAGCCGTTGACAAATTAAGTTACATATTGATATAATAAAAGAAATATGTAATTAAAACAACAGAAAAGAGGTTTTATGTTAATGGCTATATCAGAGCAGCATATTGATATTATAAGAGAAGATATTACTGACGATGATAAGAAATTTTTTGCAATAAACACCACTGTAAAATCAGCTCATCAAAAATATCTTATGACTCTTAAAATGAGAGAACTGTCAAAGGAAGAAAAGCGAATAGGTAAAAGTTGTCTTAAATGGAGTGACAGTGAGCTTTTCGATTTTATATCAAAAAGCACTTATTCAGAGGAAATGGATTTATTTAGGACAGTTTTACGAGAGTATTTTCAAATTAACAACCAAAAATTCCCTGTTATAATAGATAAAGTTGATTTTTTAAAAGTCATACCGGATTGTGTCAATGATATGAAATGGGATAAATACAGTATTATAAATGTCAACAAAAATCTCTTTGACAATATGGCAAGGAATAGAGAGGAAGCCTTTGAAATATATAGCTTATTCTTAGCGTATTCGCTATTGTGCTATTACAACGCTAAAATCAAGGCTGATGATATTTTTGAATGTCAAATACAAAAAAATGGAGATAAGTATTATCTTTCGTCATATGGAGTGACTTTTTCAGTTGATGAAAAAACAAAGAATTTTTTTAAAGCGGTCACAATGACAGCTCAAAGAAATAACTATTCCTTTAAAAGTTACAGAGACTGTTGGAGTCATAAAAGACAGGGAGATGACCGTTTTAAATCTTTTTCCATATATGCGATTAGATGGTCGGGTATATATCGAAGGATGTATGAGTATGACTTAAAAAATGATGGTATTATCTCGGCAGGATTTATTCAAAGAAAGCTACTAATTCAGTTTGGGCATCCGAAAATAAGAAATAATGATGATTTTCAGAAAGCAATCGGACGATATAATCAATGGCGAAAAACTTTTGGTTTAAACTTTTGACCTATAAATTAATTCTGGCTATGTGCTGTAATAGTGCATAGCCAAATAATAACAAGGAAAAGATGTAAAAAGCGAACTTATAATAAATAAGAACTGAAAAACATTAAAAAATAACTAAGTATATTGGGAGTGTGTGTATGAGCCAGCAGTTAGCTATTACAGGTTTTTTTGAAAGTAATAAATTAAATACTGAATCACAAAATCAAAGTCCTGTTAGTAATAATATTATAAGTCTTGAGGATTTCATAACAAAAACAAGTACGACTAAGAATACTGATAATAATTCTTTTAAAGTCAAGGCTCAAATTGTTGCTGATGATTATATTAAAACAGTTGAAACAAAGCATAATCCCACTGATGCTTTTAGTGTCGAGGAAGTTAAACTATTGCTTGACTATCTATATTCTCAAAATGGTAAATATCCGATTAATGACATTCGCAACTTTGCTTATATTACATTGAGCGTAAATGTAGCCCGTAGAGTTAGTGATATTCTTAATTTAAGAATTGGCGATGTAGTTAATATCAAAAATGGTGTAATTGAAATTGCCGACCACCTTTGTTTAAAAGAACAAAAGACTGATAAATATGCTCGTGTGAAAATTAATTCATATGCCAGAGAAGCCTTAAAATTTTATCTTGAAAAACTTGGGCAGTATAACCTTGCAAAGTGTTTACCGGCAAGCAAATTGTCCGATTGGCTGTTTCCTCAATGTTATAACAGAGAAAAGCCAACTACACCTGATAGTATGCGTAAAATGATTAAAAGGCTTATAGATAAAATAAGGGTAGTTAATAAAGACTTTGCAGACCGTGTAAATGAAAATTGTCCAGAATTATTCAACAAGCATTATGGTACTCATTCATTGAGAAAAACCATTGCAAGAAATGTTATTGATAATTCAAATGATGTTAAAGATATTCAACTTACAACTGAATTTTTAGGACATTCAAGTCAAAAGATTACTTCTACTTATTTGAATATTCAAAGGGAAGAGCTTGATGACTATGCTGAAAAATTTGGTATTGGAATTAGTTTAGAATAAAAAACAAACAAAATATATAATATGAAAATCAACTGTAAATTTTCGGAAGTCTTTTGTTGCAGATTATATATATGGAGTGATAGTTTAAAGGTAGAACGACCGATTTATAGTTGGTTAATGTGTGGTTCAAGTCCAACTCACTCTACCATAACTGCATTATTCATAGTAGAATAAACATTTAAATAATTCATTAAGTTATTAATCACGAAATTAAAGCCAACAACAAAGATTACCGCATTTTGTTAGCGGTATACAAATAAACAATTTTAAAAGCAATGTTCTTATTGAAGAATTAAAACTACAATATCGCTACTAATCATTGGCGGTTGTTGGAGATATATGGAGCTATGGTGTAATGGTTAGCATAGCAGACTTTGACTCTGTTGATTAAGGTTCAAATCCTTATAGCTCTGCCAATAACAAGACAAGTATAACTATATTATAGAATTATAGATTATGCTTAAATAACACCTCCTTTTAAAATAAAACAGACACATAACGGATAAGTGTCGCTATAAAGAATTGCTTTGTGGTTGCTTTGTAAGCTGAATCCGTTATTGACAAAAGAAAGGTTATTAATGTAAGAATTAATAACGGTTGGTGGTGGGTTTATATATATTATTTAAAGAAAGGAAATTTTTTATGGATAAACTTATATTAACATTAAAGCGATTAAGGGTTGGAATTTCATTTGTAAGTGTTATTGTTACAGTTGTATTGTTCTTTATTTGCAGAGAACAAGCAGTATCTTGGAGAGGAAATGAAACGGTTGGTGGAGAATGTATGCTGTTATTTATTCCACTTATTACAGATATTGTGTACATAAATATTAGAGATATTATCTTGGAATATTACAGAATGAATGTGCCTATATTAAAAAGAAGAGTGCCTAAACCAACTATTAAAATTGATAAAATATTATCGGTGAAAAGAAAGGATTTTACATAATGATTGATTGTACGAAAACTGAAAATTATTTTGCCGAAAAAGCAAGAATGACAAGAGCAACAGAATCAGAATACGGAATATGCAAAATCAATTGCAAAAAATGTCCTTTATATCCCACAAACAATTGGACATCTGAAAATTTATCGTGTGTAAGTTTTGAAAAAAGATATCCCGAAAAAGCCATTGCAATCGTGCAAAAGTGGAGTGATGAACATCCCTTGAAAACTTATTTGAGTGAGTTTTTGAAGACTTATCCAAACACTTTGCTTAATGATGCTGGACTACCTAAAGATGTATGCTTGTATAACTTAGGATTAACTGATTGCAGAAATGACCGCAACTGCGTTGACTGTTGGAACCAGCCTATTAAGGACGGTGCAGAAAGTAAATGATTGAATTATGTAGAGCTAAAGAGGAAAATACAGGTGAATGGGTGTATGGTTATTACACTTTATATCCTAAATGTTGTGGATTACATCCCTGTATAATTACAGGAACAGAATATGGATGTATTATACCTAAATTTATTGATTTGAATACTTTAGGAAGCTGTACTGATATGGTTGATGTAAATGATAAAGAAATGTTTGAGGGAGATATCCTCAAAATCAGTAGTCCTAATCCGAACTATAATTATTTAACTGTAATTTATGATAAGTTTTGTACTTTGTGTATAAATGTACCCGAAGAGGGCTCTGATGTTTGTGCTATCGGACTTGCTCAGAGTGTTTGGAATGAATATGAATGCACAGTTGAAGTTATCGGCAATATCTATGACAATCCCGAAAAGCAATTTACCCAAGTGCATTAGGAGTGTTAAGTTATTGCTCACCAAATACAACAAATACAAAAAGAGATTGTGTTAAATGTTGGGGAACACTAACTGATACAGATTATATTCATTAATAAGAAAATAATTAATTTAGAAAGGACAAGAATTATGAATTTTACAGAGATGAGAAACAAATTAATTGAAAATTTTAATGATATTACAAAAGATGTAACGCATTTATTTGAGGTAAATGTAGATAAAGACGAAATGTGGAATTTGTACTTAGATAGTTTTCCTTTAGGTACAAATAAAATTTACAGAGAGCGTAGAGAGCACGATTGTTGTTGCTGTCGCCAATTCATCAAGGTTATCGGTAATGCGGTTGTTATTAAAGATAATAAAATTACAACAATTTGGGATTTTAAAACAAATGACAGTACATATCAACCCGTATTAAATGCTTTATCAGCCTTTATAAAAGCTCACGCAGTAACAGATGTTTATGTTAGTAAAGTTAAAAAAATTGGAACTTTACAAAATTATGAGGAAATGGAAAATGGTGTTATGCACGAATGGACTCATTTCTTCTTAGAACTTCCTAATAAGTTTGTGAACACCACTTCTTGTTCTATTGGAGAAATTAAGGGTGATTTCAGAGATACGAAGAATGTTTTTAAGCGTTCTCTCGATGATATTGATATGGAATCACTTGACACTGTTATTGAACTTATTAATTCTAACACTTTATATAGGGGACAAGAGTGGAAGAACTCATTAATTAAGTTTCGTAGATATAAAGAAGAATACGATAAACTTAAAACAGATAAAAAGAAAAATCTTTTTGCTTGGGAACAATCTGTTAAGGTCGGCAAAATAATTGGCAGAATTAGAAATCATAGTATTGGAACACTTCTCGTGGATTTAAGTAATGGAATGGATTTGGACACAGCAGTGAGGAGTTATGAAAAGATTGTTGCTCCGAGTAATTATAAAAGACCAAAAGAAATTTTTACAAAGAAAATGCTTGAAGAGGCAAAGAACACTATTACAGAACTTGGTTATATGGATTCTCTCGGTAGAAGGTTTGCAACGCTTGATGATATTACCGTGAATAATATTCTTTTTTCTAACAAGGACTCTGCTAAAAGGATTCAAGGTGTGAATGATGTTTTTGGAGAAATGGAAAAAGAAGTTACTGTAAAGCCAAAAAAGTTTTCTAAGGTTGAAGAAATTTCAGTCGATAGATTTATTTCTGATATACTTCCATCTGCAAAAGAGGTTGAAGTTTATCTTGAAAACAAACATTCAAATAATATGGTTTCTTTAATTGCTCCTGAACATAAAAATGCAAAAACAATGTTTAAATGGGATAATAACTTTGGTTGGGCTTATGCCGGTAATGTAACAGATTCTATAAAAGAAAAGGTTAAGTTAGCAGGTGGAAAGGTCGATGGAGATTTAAGATTTTCTATTCAATGGAATGAGGATGGCAGTGATAACTGTGACCTTGATGCACACTGTAAAGAGTCTGCTTATGGTTATGCTTATGAAATTGCTTTTGGTTCTGCTAAAAAGCCTTATTTTTCTCCTACAAAAGGACAGTTAGATGTTGATGTCATATCCCCAGATGGAATGGTTGCAGTTGAAAATATCACTTGGGCAGATAGAAAGACTATGAAGCCCGGTAAGTATTTATTCTTTGTGCATCAATACAGCGGTATGGCAAAAAAAGGATTTAGAGCAGAAATTGAGTTTGACGGTCAAATTTTTTCATTTGATTACAACAAGTCAATGAGGACAGATGAAAATGTTTCAGTAGCAGAGGTTGTACTTGATTCCAACGGAGTATTTACAATTAAAGAGTTAATTCCTTCTTCTGCTGTGTCCTCAAAAGAGATATGGAACTTAAAAAGTAATCAGTTTGTACCTGTTTCTGTAATTATGTATTCACCTAATTATTGGAATGGGCAAAATGGAATTGGACATAAGCATTATTTCTTTATGTTAAAAGATTGTTTAAATCCTGAAACGCCAAATGGATTTTATAATGAATTTTTAAATAATGAACTGTTAAAACACAAGAGAGTTCTTGCAGCTCTTGGTTCTAAAATGAGTGTTAATAAAGTGAAACAGCAATTATCTGGAATTGGTTTTTCGGCAACAAGGCGTGATGAATTGGTTGTAAAAGTTAAAGGTAACACAGAAAGAGTATTAAAAATTAAATTTTAAAATAAAAAAATAAAAGGAGAATAATATTATGGAAGTAAATATTTTTGAGTATGCAGTAAGAAATAAAGTCAGATTTCCTTTTAGAGGATTGATTTCAGTTGAAGATTTATGGGATTTATCTCTTGCAAATTTAGATTCTATTTATAAGTCTTTAAATAAGCAAGCTAAACAATCTGATGAGGAAAGTCTTTTATCTACAAAGACAGATGTAGACGCAGAACTTGAAATTAAAATTAACATTGTGAAGTATATCGTGTCTACTAAGTTAGAAGAGAGAAAAGCAAGAGAGAATGAGACTATGAAGAAAATTCAAAAGCAAAAAATTATGTCTGCTATTGCAGCAAAAGAGGATGAAGCTCTGCAAAACAGTTCTATCGAGGATTTAAAGAAAATGCTCAATAATATTGAGAACTAAAAAATGATAAGTTGAGCGGTGACTATGCTATCACTGCTCAACTTTCAGGAGGATAAGAATTATGAGAGTTACCCCAATAATGATGTATAAAACAAAATTCAGCCAATCAAGTTATGAAGTCTTTAATATTAAAAATAATAAGAATGGCTATCCTACATTTTTAATTTATGAAAGAAATCAATGGATATGGATAAAAGCCAAATATTTTAAACCTGTCGAGGAGTGATTTAAGAAATTCGGAAATTCCGAATAATCCATAAGCAACGAAAGCAACAATAAAGGAGCGATAAAAATGTCAGAAAAAATGATAAAAGGATATAAAGGTTTCAACAAAGGCTTAATATGCAGAGACAAGCAGTATGCCGAAAATGCGGTGTTTAATGAAGATAAGGCTATTTTATGTGAAAGGGGTATGCACTTCTGTGAAAATCCCTTAAATGTATTGAAGTATTATCCGTTTTATAATCCCGAAACAAAAAGTTTTTCAGAGTATGCAGAAGTTGAAGCACCAGAAGATGTTACAGAGAGTAAAGGTAATAAATCTGTTACAAAACAACTTAAAATTGGTAGTAAGATTTCTTTTGATGAATTAATTAAAACAGGTGTTGAGTTTAATTTGTCAAAAGAGAAATTTGATAAAGAAAAGTCTGTTGCTACGGGCAAATACAGCGGAGCAAGTGCTGTTGGTAGATACAGTGGAGCAAGTGCTACAGGTGACTATAGCGGAGCAAGTGCTACAGGTGATTTCAGTGGTGCAATGGTTACAGGTTATCACAGCGGAGCAATGGTTACAGGTGATTTCAGTGGTGCAATGGTTACAGGTTATCACAGCGGAGCTATAGTCACAGGTTATCACAGCGGAGCTATAGTCACAGGTGACTATAGCGGAGCAAGTGCTGTTGGTAGATACAGCGGAGCAAGTGCTACAGGTGACTATAGCGGAGCAAGTGCTACGGGCAGATGTAGTAGCGCAATGGTTGTAGGCGGGTATTCACAAGCAATGTGTAAAAACAACAGTGTTGCTGTAGCTATTGGCAGAGATTCTATGGCTAAAGGCGACATTGGTTGTTATATCGTTCTGACTGAGGTTGAGTGGAATGATGTAACAGACAGATACGAAATCATTGATTGTAAATGCTTTAAAGTTGACGGCGAGATTATTAAGGCTGATACTTTTTATAAATTGGTTGACGGTAAACCTGTTGAGGTGGAGTAAAATGTGTACTGTTTATGTGTATTTTTACTCACTAAATATATCATATTATTAAGTTTTTAAAATGAAAGGAATAATAAAATGAATGGGAGAAATACAACTTTACATAACACAGATTTTATTGGGAGCGTTATTGATTTATCAGATGTAAAGATTAAAGGAAATAAACTTGTTATTAATCTTAGTCCACAACAATTAAAAATACTAACATGTTCTATTCTTAATGACAAAGTTCAGCTCTCAACTTTGAAACCAAAGGATGAATTTAAGATTGGCGATGAAGTGTTTATTGTCTTAGAACAGAATGGTGATAGGACTAAGGTTATTTTTAAGGAATTTGCATATAATAATAAAACTTTTGGCGGTAATTCTTGTTGGAAAAAATCTAATATTCGTACTTTATTGAATAATGATTACTACAATAAGATTGCAAAATTGGTTGGGGAAAATAATATTATTCCGATGAAGCGTGATTTAACATCTCTTGACGGATTAGATGATTATGGTGTTTGTTATGATAGAATTTCATTGTTATCTGTATTTGAATATGCTAAATATCACAAGATTCTTGGTTTAAAACCTAATTATTCTGCTGGGTGGTGGGTTATTCCCCCATACTCAACTCCAAGTAGCCACTGCTGCCAGACTGTTTGTTCTATTGATACAAGAGGCACGATACAATGGGCTATAAGCGTTTATTTAAGGCATAGTGTCCGCCCATTCTTTACTCTTAAGTCCTCAACTATAGTCGTTCCATACAAGAATTAATAAGTGTTTAATAAATCGGTTATTTTAAGACTATAGGGAAATTTCCAGATGAACTTTGTAAAAAATATCATAAGTAATTTATAGGTTTTTGCTAATGCAAATAAAAGAAACTATAAAAAGTTTTAAAGATGATTTAAAGCGAGATTGTATACTCTTAGCGAGTCAAATAATAAAGGTAAACCGTTGAGTTTCGGAAACCATTTAAAAACGGGATAATATTAGCAATGAAAGGTGGTGAGATAAATTTCAGAGAATTTAAATAATAAAACAGTTGAAGAAATAATGGAGTCACTTCCACAAAAGATAAGAGAAACTGTAAAGAATGTGTATAATACAGCTTACAGAAAAGGTTTAGCAGTTGGTGCATATTCTATTTCAACTATCGTTCTTCAAAAATTGAGAGAAAATAAAAATCCTGCTTTGGCAAAAGCTAATGCTATTAAATTTCTTATGAATAATAAAAATATAGCAAATTATGAACAAAACAACAAAGAGAACAAAATTGAGACAGAGAAAGGATAATAAAATTGAGAGATTTTACTATTGAGAAAGAGTCAACCTGTAACGGTTGTGCAAATTTGGATTTTAAGTACAAGCAATGTAGAGCATTGAAAGAAAAACATAGTTTATACGATAAGAACGGTAAAGAAGTATGTACATATGATGTCTTTAGAAATCTTAATTGTTTAACTGTACCATCTATGAAAAATGATGGTGAATTTATTACAGTATTAAAAGATAAAAACTGCAAGGGTTATGTACCGAGAAAGAATAAGAAAGCAAAGGATAACGAAAACAAGAAAGGTGGATGTGTAGTTGAGTAATAATAAGGGTTTGGGTTTGAGACAGACAAAAGGTTATTTTCAGGTAAGAGGCAAGGTAACAGGTGTTGAAAAGGAAAATTTCTATACAGAAGGTAAATCACGAAATGGAAAAGACTACCGCAGAATTAATTTTGGAGTAGAGTATCAGCCTGATTGTTCGGTGTATGTACAGCAGTTCGGTATGCCACAGGATTATGTCTATTATTCTAAACAAGAAACAACAGGTAATAAAAAAACAAAAGAAACTAAAAAGGTTAATTGGAGTGATAGATTTAAGTCTCCGGGTGAAAATTATAGACTTGTTGGTATTAATTGTGGAGTAGAAAAGATAGTTGATAAAAAGGGAAGCCTTGTAAATAGTAAAAAAAGCCTTACTCAGTTTGATGCTTGCAAAGAAATTGCAGACCACTTAAAAGATAACGATAGTGTTTTTGTGAAAGGTAATATCACATATTCCACCTATGAGGGTTCGCATAAAACAAACTTTGATTTTACACAGGTGTCTTTGTGTAAAGACGATATTGACTTTGACAACGAAAATTTTAAATCAGAAAATAAATTTAAGCAAGAAATTGTTTTTATGGGAATAGATAAAAGCAAGGAAATTGACGGAGAATTTATCATCAGCGGTAAGGTTGTAAATTATGATTCGATTGAAGATGTTGAATTATATACTCGTGACAACAAGTTAGCAAGTATCTTAAAAAAGAATTGTAAACCATATAATCTTATTGAATTAGGTGGTAATATTTTTGCGGAATTTGGTTCTGAAAAAGTTGAGAGTGATGATGAATGGGGTATTGGTATTGAAATGAATAAGGTAAAAGCTCCGTACTCTATTAAACTAATGGTTAATGGTGCTGATAAAAGTTCTCTTGATACAACTACATATAGTGAGGAAATTATCGAAGAAGCTCTTGTAAAGCAGAAAACGAATGATACTGCAAAAGCAGAATTTTCAACAAAGACAAGCAAGTCCGACAGTGATGATTGGGATGATGTTGACGGAGAGGAGTGGGATTAATAATATATGGTAATTCGTAGAGCAACAGCAATTAAAGAAAAACTTGGTTTTTTGATTTATGGTAAGCAGGGGACTTGGAAGTCAAGCCTTTGCCTTGAATTTGCAAAAATGAAGAGAGAGGATGGCAAACCGTTTAGAGTTCTTTATATAGATGCCGAAGCGGGTTCAATTGATAGTTACCTTGATAAACTTGCAGAGCAGGGTGTTGACAGCAGAAATATTTTCATTGCAAGTACGCAGTCATTGACAGAAGTAAGAGACCTTATAAAAACAGTTTCGGCAAACGAAGAAATTTACTATTTTGATGACGAGGATAATGAAGAAAAAACTGCATTAGATGCAGACGGTAATATTTTCATTGCTGATGCTATTGTTGTAGATGGATTATCTCTTCTTTACACGGCTCGACAGCAAGGCATTATTGAGTTTTCTAAAAAGAGAGCCAATGTTCGTGCTAAGAAGAAAGAAATTATTGGTGAAGAAAAACTTGTAGCCGTTGAAGGTGCAGGCTTAGAACAGAAAGATTATCAAACTCTTAAATTTAACGGACAGGCTTTTATTCTTGATTTGCTTGCAAGTGGCAAACATTTTGCGGTAACTTGCAGAGAAGAAGATGTGAAAGAAAATGTAAAGGACAAAGAGGGCAATATTAAAACGGTTGCAACAGGTGAGAAAAGACCGCAAGGTTTTAAAGATGTCGCTTATAATGTAAAGACTGTTTTACATATGTTACAGGACGAAGAAAATGGAGATGTAATTGCCCTTGTTGAAGGTAAGGACAGAACTACAATATGTAAGCAAAATGAAATTATTGAAAATCCGACTCTCTTAACTTGGCAGCCTGTAATTGATAGAAATAAGAATAAAAAAGATGTTACAACCACAAATACTTTCAATAAAAGTGTAGATGTTGAAGTTGAAAATATTAAAAATGATTTAATATCTGATGATACCGAAGATACAACAGTTACAGAAGTATCTGCTGACGAAATTAAATCAAAAATCAGCTCCACACTTAAAAGTCTGACAAGCACAAAAAAGGCTAAAGCTAAAAGCCTTATTGAGAAAGCTGAATTACCAGTAAGATATAATACTATTGATGATATAGATACACTCAATAAGTATTTATCAATTATTGAATCAGTAATTTAAAATGGCTCTGTCAGTAAAATGTTTTTACTGTAAAGGAAATATAGATTTAAAGCAAAAATATGATGGCAGTTTTGTTTATGACAAAAAGCATTACTGCCATTGTCATTGTTTTACTGAATATAAAACTTCTTTAAAAAAAGGTAAAAAAAACATTGATGAATGTGAAAAATATTTAAAAAGTTTAAAACAAAATACTCAATTAATAGTTTTAAATGCAAAATGTAATACTTTACTTATAGAATGGTATTGTTTATTTTTTAGCAAAACGACAATAACACCTTATGCAAGAAAACTTATATCTCAAGTAGTGAGTGGTGAGTATAAAAATATTAATAAGCCTATTCCAATATATGAACTATATGATATGTTTCGACTTAAATCTGCCGAATTAAAAGGCATTAATACAACATTAATATCAAAAAACAAGCAAAGAGGTATTAGGTGTAATGTAGATAGTATATTCGCTTATGATATAGCTGTAATTGTTAATCAATATGACGATTATGTCCAATGGAAAGAAAACATTAAGCAAGATAAATTAAATCGTAAACGAATGATAGAACAAAGGTTAAATGATAAAATTGATTATAGTCGATACAAGAATTATCATAAACAAAGTAATAAAACTATCTTTGATATAAGTTCAGTTATAGATGAGATTTAAAAAAATAACAAGATAGATTATACAAAATAAGAATAAAGACAAGTGGTGCTATTTTATTACAGAGGATAAAGAAATAAAATTAAATAATATACAAAATGAGATATTATTCGTTGGGGCAATTTACAAACAACCTGTATTGCTTGTTGAGTATTCAACGCAAATCAGGAGTAAATATGATTTCTCCGATGAAGTAACAAGATTTTTTTATGACAACGCAGAAGTTATTTACAAAAACAGAAGCCAAATGTTTGATAACGCAATTGTTACTACATATATGACCGAAGATAACGAGCGTTATAAAAAATATATTAATTATGGTGGTTGGGCTACAATTCAAAAATGGATAGATTTAGCCTTGCCTGAAAATGCTAAATCCTATGCTGAGGTTATAAAGAAGTATTCTTTGTTAAGAGAATATGACAGAAAAGGTTTTGATGTAAGCAAGATTGTTTCTCATCCTAAGTTTGAATCTTGGAGTTCAAGTGATATACCAAGACTTGTAAGGTCAAAAATAGATAGGGTTTCTACTGTTATTTTAGGTAATGCCGAAACAGAAATATTAAATTCTAATATTAAAGAAATGATACTAAAAAGACTTGAAATACCAGATATGGGTGTATCAGTTCCTTATCCCTTGTGGAATGAAATGTTTAGAGGCTTAAAGACTGAATCGCTGATGTGTGTTGGTATGAGGTCAAATGACGGTAAATCAAGATTTATGTTTAAGTTAATTGCTTATTTGGCGTTATATCAGAAACAACAAGTTTGTGTATTACTTAATGAAATGTCTATTGAGAATATGAAATTTTGTTTGTTGACAACAGTAATTAACAATAAAGAATTTGAAGAATTACACGGAATACATATTACCAAAAAGGAACGAGAAATCACTCTTGGCTTATATAAAGACGGTAAAGGTGAATTTGTTATCAGAAAGCAAAATGCTGACGGTGAATTTATTGAAAGTTATGAAGATTATTACGCAAGAGTAACAAATCAATCAACAGAATTTGAGAATATTCTTAAAGTGGCTGATTGGATTGAAAAGGAAAGTAAAGGTTTGATTTTTGCTGTTGATATGGTATCAGCTTACGATAACCAAACACTTGAACTTGAAATTCGTAAACAAAATATGATTACTCAAACAAAATACTTCTTTTATGATACATTAAAAGACACTGACAGTACAGTCGGTGATTGGACAGGATTAAAAATCACTACAACTATGCTGTCAGAATTAACAAGGCAGCTTGATATTTTTGTTTACTGTTCGATACAGCTTACGGATGATACCAACTTTGTGAAGCCAGAGGAATTATGTTCTTCAAATATTGCAAACTGTAAACAATTAAAGCATATATTAGACTCATTGGTCTTGTTTAAATCGGTAGATTTAAAAGATTATAATAAATATAAGTATCTTGTCTATGATTCGGAATGGGGAGATTTTGGAGAGAAAGAACTTGATACTTCTAAAAAATATTATATTGGTGTGACCGATAAAAACAGAGTTGGTAATAAATATAAAATGGTATATCAAGTTGACCTTGATACCAACGAATGGTATGAAATGGGGCAATTAGTAATCACAGGAAGATAGTAGGTGAATAATAAATGGAAGTTCAAAAGCTAAAAGAATATATAATAAATAATGATTTAATATATAAGGTTTTAGAAAAAGTTGGTTGTCATAGCATTAAAGACAAAGGGGAATATTATCAATGTGCTAATCCGGACGGAGACAATCAAACAGCTATTACTGTATATAAAGATAGTCTAAATGTTATTGATTACACAAGAAATATTGAACAGAATAATACTTCTGATATTTTTAGTTTAGTTATGTTTTTTCAGAAATGTAATTTCTTTCAATCTATGCAATTTGTATGTTCTTGTGTTGGAATAGATTATTACTACGATTTTGATAGTGAACTTCCTGAAAGTTTAAAAATTACTAAGCTGTTATTTGAATTAAGTAATTGTTCTACACAAAGTGAAGAGGAAAATCCTGTAAAGCCTATAAGTGAAAAAATTTTATCTTATTATTTCCCTTATGTCAATGATATGTTTTGCGAAGATAATATTGATTATGAAACGCAACAATTATTTGAAATCGGGTTTGATTGTGAAACGAATAGAATAACTATTCCAATCCGTGATGAAATAGGTACTTTGGTAGGAGTTAAGGGGAGATACTTCTACCGAGAAGTTCCTGATGAAGTAAACAAGTATTTATATATTGAGCCTTGCTCGAAAGGTCAAATATTGTATGGTCTTAATGTTACATATGACTATATAAAAGAAGAAAACACAGTTTATGTAGTAGAATCTGAAAAAGGTGTTATGCAAATGTTTTCAAGTGGTTATAGAAATGTTGTGGCTACTTGTGGCAAGAAAATAACTAAAACTCAAATACATAAGTTGTCAAGATTATGTGGTAATATAGTGTTTTTATTTGATAAAGATGTGGGTGTTTCTGAATTACAAGGGATAGCAGATAAGTTTATTAATGGAATAAATCTTTATGCAGTTATTGATGAGGGCGGTATCTTGGGGGAGAAAGAGTCACCCTCTGATGATTACATAAAATTAAAACAGTTATTAAATGATAAGAAAAACATAATAAATTTGAGGTGATAAAAAATAAGTAATAAATTAAAATATAAATTAATTGAGAATAGTAAAAATGATTTGAATAATATAATTGATACAGTTCTAAAAAATAGAGGTATTGATAATATTAATGAATATCTTTCTTTGACAGATAAAGTTTTATATTCGTATAAATTATTTAAGAATATAGACAAGGCTGTTCAATGTTTTAATAAACATACTGATAATAACAGTAATATCCATATTGTTGTTGATTCTGATGTTGATGGTTATACTTCGGGTGCTATTATGTATTCTTACATTAATGACTTGTTTCCAAATTGCAGATTGTCTTATTCTCTACATACAAAGAAACAACACGGTTTAACTAATGATATAGAAATACCAAAAGATATTGAATTATTAATTATTCCTGATGCAAGCAGTAATGATATTGAAGAATGTAAAAAGCTGAAAGAAAACAATTCAAATCTTGATATTATAATTTTAGACCATCATATTATTGAGCAGGATAATCCTTATGCTATTGTTGTTAATAGCAATGACGGTGTTTATCCTAACAAAGAATTATCTGGTGTCGGAGTAGTATATAAATTTTTACAGGCTCTTGATGATGTAAACCTTGAGGATAAAGCTAATAACTATCTTGACTTAGTAGCTTTGGGCAACATTGCAGATATGATGGACATAAGAGTGTATGAAACTAAAAGGCTGATAGATAAAGGATTGATTCATAAAAACATAAAAAATAAAGTTTTTCGTGCATTTATTGAGCGACAACGAGACACTATTCATAATAATGTGTCAATTCATAACATTCAGTTTTATATTGTTCCGTTAATTAATGCAATGATTAGAATGGGCAGACAAGAAGAAAAGGAATTAATGTTCAAGGCTTTTATAGAGCAAGATGAATACTTCGATTACAAAAAGCGTGGTTCAAATGAAATTGTAAAAGAGGATATTTATACAAGAGTGGCTCGTTTTTGTAGTAATGCTAAGACAAGACAACAAACAGCAGTTACCAAAGCTATGTGTGAGATTGAGCCGTTAATTGATAAAAATACAGATAAGGTTTTGTTTATTAATACAAGTAAAATTCTTGCTGATACCTTGACAGGTGTGTTAGCTACTAAGATTGCTGAAAAATATCAAAAACAAACTCTTTGCCTTAGAAAAACTGAAACGAAAGGCTTGTATGGCGGTTCAGGCAGAAATTATAAAAATAGTTTTATCAAGAGTTTAAAAGATATTTTAACTAATACAAACTGCTTTGAAATGGTACGAGGTCACGACAATGCTTTCGGTTTAGAAATTGCTTCAAGCAACATTAAAAATGCAATAAACACTTTAAATAATCTTAATATTGATAGCGGTAACACTTGTAAGTTTTGTGACTTTATTATTCAGCCAGATGACTTAACCATTGAAACAATGAAAAGGTTGTCTGATGTAAGTGATTATTGCGGTCAAAATATAGACGAACCTTTGATTGCTATTGAGAATATCGAATTAAGCAGAGAGCAGCTTAAAATAATGGGGAAACTTGGTAATAGTTGGAAGTTTGAAACTGACAGTGGTGTTAATATTGTGAAATTTAATGTTGATTTAAAAACTGATGAAGTTCTTAACTCATTTGATGATTTTAGTGGCTATGAAACCTTGTTCGTAAATGCTGTTGGTAAGGCTAATATCAATTATTACCAAGGCATAGCTACCTGCCAATTTATTATTGATGATTATGAGGTGGTGAATAAGTGGTAAAAGAACAAATTGTACATTTACATAACCACTCGTATTATTCGTTGCTTGATGGATATAGTTCGCCTATTGAATATTTACAGAGGACAAAAGAATTAGGGTGTTCAGCTTTTGCTATTACTGAACATGGCAATGAATATAGTTGGGTATATTTTGATAAGTTAAAAGAAAAATATCCAGATATAAAAATGATATTTGGTGTTGAGTTCTATGAAGCATTTGATATGAGTGTAAGCGACACTGAAAATAAATATTTTCATTTACTTGCTTTGGCTAAAAACGAAAAAGGCAGAATAGCTATTAATGAGTTGATTACAAAAGGTGAGTTTGAGGGATTTTATTATCACGGTAGAGTTGATTTAAATGCTATGAAGTCTTATGGTAAAGACCTCATTATCAGTTCTGCTTGTCTTGCTTCTAAGTTGGCAAGAGAAGATGATTTTAATAAGTGTATAGAATATGTTAATGAATATAAATCTGTATTTCCGCATTTTTATCTTGAAATGCAATCACACGATACAATAGAACAGCGTGAGTATAATAAAAAGATAATTAAACTTGCTAAGGCTACAAATACTGAATTTATTGTTACTTGTGATTCTCACGCTTCAACCAAGGAGGATTTGTATTATCAAGAGTATCTTGTAAAGATTGCTCACGACAAAGATACTCTTGGTGAAACATATAAAGATTGTTATATGCAATCTCCTGAAGAAATCCATAATATTATGGATAAACAAATTGGCAGAGAAAATGTAAGTCTTGCAATGGCTAATACCGTTAAGATAGCTAATATGATTGATGAAGTGCATATGCCATTTCAAAAGCCACAGTTACCAACATTCCCTATTCCAAAGGGATATAAAGATAATTATGAATACTTAGTTAAATTATGTGAAGATGGTTTTAAACAGCGTGGGCTTGATAAATTATCTGTTGATGAACAAAAGATTTATAGAGAACGATTAGAATATGAATTGTCTGTAATTCACCAAATGGGATTTGACGGATATTTTCTCATTGTATGGGACTTGATTAACTTCGCTAAAAGTAATGACATAGCAGTCGGTGACGGCAGAGGCAGCGGCGCAGGCTCAATAGTTAATTGGTTATTGCATATTTCTACATTAAATCCTATAAAGCATAATCTTATTTTTGAAAGATTTTTAAACCCAGAAAGAGTGTCAATGCCTAATCCTTATTGGGCATTTGTTGTGAACTTTATTACTCAAAGGTGTACTTATAATAATTAATAAGTGCTAACGGTATCAGTTGAATAAGACTTCATATCAAAGCTTACAAGCAGATATATGATTAAAAAAGACGAAGTAGCTGACTAAGAGAGCCTACGGTCTCTAATGAGATAGCAGGTAATACCGTGCTAAGTTGATTTACATTATATATAAATATAAACAAATAAAAAATAGAAAGGATGATAAACTTTATAATAAAAGTAGTTAAAGACTATCCAATGTATTATGTTTCAGAGGCGGGAGATGTATATAGTTTACATTCTGGTAAAATGAAAAAAATGAAACTTTGGCTTGATGGACAAAAAAGATATTATATGGTGTCTTTATGTAATGGGAATAAAGTACCTAAGAAAAAATTAGTACATAGATTAGTTGCAGAAGCCTTTATTCCGAATCCTAATAATTTACCAGAGGTTAATCATATTGACTACAATAATAAAAATAATAATGTACAAAATCTTGAATGGTGCGACAGGGGTTATAATATGGCTCATTGTTTCAAAAAATATACTCAGATTAGAAATTATAGACCTTGTGTTATATATCAAGATAATAATTTAATCAAAGAATTTCAAAGCGTTGCTGAAGCAAGTAGATATGCTACTAAATATTTAAATATAAGCGGAAGTAGTCTATCAAAATATAAAACATTTAAAAATTATAAATTAATATATGTAAATCAAAAAGTGTAACGACTAATTTGTACAACAGAAGATGAGTTACTGTTGGAAGTGCAACAAGATACGAATATCAAGATATAGTCTAACCTTAAACTTTATAAAATAAATAAAGGCTTATGAAAATAAGCAGAGAGGTGGATATTGACACAGACTTTAATAAGAGAGATGAAGTAATTAGGTACTTAATGGACAAATATGGCAAAGATAATGTTTGTCAGATTATCAATTTTAATTTTATTACACCTTGCGTAGCAATCAAAGATGTTGGTAAAGTATTAGGTGTTCCATATAAAGTGACAGATAAGATAAGTAAAAAGTTTGTTTATGAGAACTTTCAAGAAAACTTGGATAACGATAAGACAATTATTGAAGAATATGCTCAATATACAGATTTATTTGACATAGCAAGTCACTTGAGCGGCAGAGTGAAAACAGTATCAATGCACGCAGGTGGTGTGGGTATTGTAGACACTAAGATTACTGATTATATGGCTATGCGTTGCGGTAAAGATAATGCAAGAGTTATTAGTGTTGATAAAAGGGTAATTGAAGAAATTGGTATTATTAAATTTGACTTGCTTGGTGTTGCAACACTTTCAGTTGTTGACGATAGTGTAAAACAATCTCATCTGAATTTAGATTATTTCAACGCAAGTAATGAAGATTTTATTAATGACAAAGCCACATATGAATTATTAGCAAGTGGTAGGACTGATGGTGTATTTCAGGTTGAAAGTCAAGGTATGAAAGATATATTAGTCAAATTAAAACCGACTAATATTGATGATATTTCTGCCGTATTAGCATTATATCGACCTGATAGTATGGGTGCGTTGAACGATTATATTCAATGTAAATGTGGAGAAAAACAAGCAGAGTATATTCACGAAGATATGAAACCAATTCTCGAAAGCACATATGGCTGTATGATTTATCAAGAACAAATGCTTGATATTGTTCGTAAATTTGGTGGAAGAAGTTATGGACGGGCGGACTTGTTTAGAAAAGCTGTGGGCAAAAAGAGTGTAGAGTTAGTTAAGCAAGAATCTGCAAAATTGTATCAAGAAATTATAGATAACGGATATAGTGAGGAAATTGCTAAAAAAATTAGTGATGACCTTTCAACAAAAGGTGGCTACCTGTTTAATAAATCACATTCGGTATCATATTCTATGTTGACATTTAAAACAGCATATCTCAAAGCTCATTATCCACTTGAGTTTTTCACTGCTTTGCTAAATAAAAATAAAGGTGATTATGGTGCTATTAATAAATATATTCTTGATGCGAAAAGTTTTGGCGTAAATATTTTACCACCACATATTAATAAATCCGAAGTGAATTTTTCTGTCAATGATAATGCGATAATTTTTGGTTTATCAGCCATTAATGGTATAGGTGATAAATTTGCTAATGAGATTGTAGAAGAACGCAGTTCCGGCGGTAAGTTTACAAGTTTAAATAATTTTAGTGCAAGAGTATCGACTAATAAAAGTCAAATAATCGCATTAATTAAATCAGGTGCTTTCCCTTGTAATGATAGAGAAAAAATGTTGAAAAGATATTTTAAATCTTTAATTCCTCATAAAGAATACACGCCTGTTGCAACTTTGCCTAAATTATCAGTCTTGAATGAGATGGGGATAGATACAAATTTAATTAAAACCAAAGAGGAACGATTGTCAAAATATAATATCCGTAAAAAAGTAATGTTTGAAATAGAACAAGAAAAGAAAGAACAAAAAGCCTTTGATACTTATATGGAGAAATATAATAAGGATAAAGACTTTTGGGAATTTGAAATGTTATCAGTCTTTCTTACGGACAATCCGTTCAAAGAGGGTGTTCAATTTTGTAATACAGATTATGCTCAAATTGAGAATGATTGTCTTTGTACCCTAATTGGTGTTATATCTAAAGTGCAAAAGAAAAAAGATAGGTATAAAAATCAGTATGCTTATGTAAATTTGTATTCCACTAACGGTATTATTGAACTAACAATATGGAGTTCGGTATTTAAAAAATATACAGACTTCATTAAGAGGGGTGAAAAGATTGCTGTACTTTGTTGTAAACGGTCAAATGATTGTTGTGAAGTTCAAGCGGTTAAATCATATGATAGGTGGTTGTACTTAAAAAAGAACGGAGGTAATATCATTAATGGCAATTGAAAGTAAGCAAAAAAACAAGCCCACGACAGTAATTTTCCAAGCTAAAATACAGCAGCAGCGTTATTACAATGATGATAGTTGCTTTGGTGTTTATGTGTTCACAACTCAAAATGAAATACCTGAATATGATAGTTTAAAACCTCTTGTCTTGGCTGACGGCAGTAACTGTAATATATATATGTCTATTTTAAGCGGTTCTATGCAACAACTTATTATTGGTAACACTTATGAAGTTGAAGCTGAATTAGTTTATAATAATAAATATAAATCTTGGCAATATCAGCCGATTACAGTAAAAGAAAATATGGAATTTACCGAAGATAATCAGCGTAATTATTTACTTTCTATTTTAACTGAAAATCAAGTGAATAATTTACTTAGTGTTTATCCTGATATTGTTGAAAGAGTAATTTCTAATAATGAAATTGATATTTCAAAGGTTAAAGGCATTGGAGAGGCAAAGTGGGAAAATTGCAAAGCTAAAATTATTGAAAATTATAATATTTCTGATATTTTAACTATGTTATCACCTTTGGGTGTTACTTATAATATGGTGAAAAAATTAGTTATGAGTGAAGAACAGCCAGAGTTGCTAAAGCAAAAACTTCTTAAAAACCCATATATAATGACTAAAATTAAAGGTCTTGGCTTTAAACGAGTAGATGATTTGGCTCTAAAACTAAAACCAAAATTGAAACAGTCGATTGAAAGAATTATAGCTTTTACAAAATATTATTTTATATCACTTGGAGAAAATGAAGGGCATACATATGTAAGGCTTGATGCTTTTAAAAATGAGATGTCGAACAACATTCCTGAATGTATGAGTTTGTATGATGATTTTATTAATTCTCAAAAACGGACTAATCTATTTCTACATTTTAGTGGAAATAAAGTTGGCTTAAAGGAATATTATGACAATGAAACAGCAGTGTTAGGATTAATTGAATATCTTAGTGGGTTTAAACCAAAGAAGATTGAAAACTATGATGAAATAATTAAAAGAGTTGAAAAGGAACAAGGCTTTAATTTTAATGATGAACAAATTGAAGTCATCAATCAGGCTATTAATCAACCTGTTGTTCTTATTACAGGTAAAGCTGGCAGTGGTAAAACAAGTATTACAAAGGCATTGCTTAGTGTACTTAGTGAAAATTCATTAAAGGTATCTTGCTGTGCGTTGTCGGCAAAAGCAGCTCAAAGAATTACTGAAGCTACAGGGTTTCCGGCATCTACTATTCACAGATTATTACAATGCCAAGGCGATGAGTTTTCATACAACAAACTAAATCCTTTGCCTTGTGATGTGTTGTTAGTTGACGAGTTTTCAATGATAAATACGAAAATAGCATTATCTTTAATGTCAGCAGTAAAAGAGGGAATAAGGGTTATTATATGCGGTGACAATAGACAGTTGCCACCTATCGGATATGGTAACATATTTAATGATTTACTTAATTTAAAAAATCCTATATATTCTGTTTATAAACTTACAAAGGTGCATAGACAAGCAGAAGATTCAGGTATTTTAGTTGACGCCAATAAAATAAGAGACGGCATTGACCCAATTCCTATTAAAGAAATAAGAGTAGAATCGGGTAAAAATAAAGATATGGTTTATCGTTTTGGTGAAAACCGAGAAGGACTAAGACGAATGGCTATTAAGTCATATTTAAATGCTGTTAAAACTAATGGGTTAGATAATGTTGTTATTATAACACCAAGAAAAGATAAGTGTATAAATTCTGTAACAGAAATTAATAATATTATTCAAGAAAATTTAATTCCTAATTCTTCTAAAGAAATAAAATACATCAATCAGGTTTATAAAGTTGGTGCAAAAATAATTCAAAGAGTAAACAATTATGAAAAAGAAGTGTTCAACGGAGAGATTGGAACATTGGTTGATATTATTTTTGCCGATAGTGGCAACATAAACGATAGTGTTATCAAGTGTGAATATAAAAATATTACTAATGAGAAAGAAAAAAGAACAGTTGAATATGATTATAAAGAATTAGAGCAAATACAGTTGGCTTATGCTCTTACAGTTCATTTATCGCAGGGTAGTGGTTACAATTGTGTTATTGCTATCATAGACAACACTGATTATATATTATTGGACAACTGTTTGTTATATACGGCATTAACACGAGCAAAGAAAAAATGTTTATTATTAGCTGAACCGTCTGCTTATAAAAGAGCAATTAAAACCAATCACACTATTAGTCGTCAGACTTGGTTAAGCCTTATGAACGAGGACTAAAAAATAAAATATAAAAATATTAAAATCTTTATTGACTTATTAAAATTAATATGTTATCATATATAATATACTTACATTATATAATTAAATTCACTTTTTACAATTTTGAAATTACAGCAATCAATAGATACGCAGAAAAATTCAGTGTGTTTATAGTTAGCTGATATTTTTTTACAACATTGTATTGTAAAAAGCGAAAATATTATGTAAGTAGCAATCAGTGTATGAAAGGTGGTGTTGCTTATGATTTGAGATAATTATAAATAATAAAAATATAGAAAGGAATGATTAAGTGGTACAGAAGATTGAACTAATAACTACAAAAGATGTTTCAGAATTTACTGATGTAGTAAATGGAATTGATGAAGAAGTAACTTTAATAGGAAAAGATGAAAATAGCAAAGATTGGACTATTAGCGGCAAGAGTTTTTTAGCTAATTTGCTTTTGGTTAATTCGGTAAATCGAGCAAAAAACAATCCTGCGCACAAGGTAGATTGGAATACTATTACTTGTATTTGCGAAAAAGATATTTATTCAAATATTAAAAAGTGGGCAGTTGGCTCGGTTATGGAGTGAGTAAATGAGACATCGTACAATTATGCTAAATATAAATTTACCAAATAGTGATTATCAGGAATTTTTATACAAAGCTGAAAAATTAAAATCAGGCATAGTAGAAATTGCACAAGGTAATAATGTGCTTTCAGGTAAAAGTTTACTTGGTCTATCTCTCATAGATAATAATAAGCCACAAAAACTGATTATTAGAGGCTTCTTTGATGATAGCTTTGTTGATAGCTTTAAAAAATGGGAAACAAAGAAACATAAGTAGGACAAATTGAATATGTTTAATAAGAAAGGGTGGTTTTATCGGGTATAAATTAACAGTTGCAATATTATCTTTATTGATTGTTTTAAGTGGGTGTGGAAGATATATTAATTCAGTTAAAACTCCACCGAAAGCTAATAAGATAAATTTTGTTAGTACATATGATACTGTTCAAAGAAAATCAGTCGAAGAAACAACTATAGAAAAAACTACAGTTTCCACAACCGAAACTACTATAAGCAAAGTTGAAACTAAGCCTACTGAAACTATTGTAGTTGCAGAGAGCAAAGAAGAAATTGAAAGTTGTTCTGAAATTGAAAAATATATTGAAGCAGAAACAGAGCCGACAGAGGAAAGTGAAAATATTGTGACGGATAATAATTCTGATACAAATATTGATTTGCTTGCAAGGATAATTTATTTTGAGTCAGGTAGCTGTTCTGAATATTGTCAGTGGCTTGTTGGTAGTACCGCAATGAATTTAGCAAATGAATATGGTAGTTTGGAAACCGTTGCTTTTAATTATGATATATTCAATGTAGCTAATATTCTATATACAGATACTCCAAGTAGTTTATCTTATTCAGTTGCTACAAGAATAATTAATGGAGACAGGGATGTAAATGTAAGAGCCTTTAGAACGGACTATTATCATTCATTTGGCAGTCCTTATACAAATGTTGACAATGTTTATTTTAGCAGTTATTAAAGGAGACAATGATTTATAGAGGTGGTAATGTATATGTTTGTGAATAGTAACACTGGTAAATAATAAGTTAGGAGGAATTGAATGAAACAATTTGAAAAGACAGTTTATGTGAGCCACAAATATGGCGGCGACAAAAACAATCTCAAAGAAGTTGAAGGAATCATTAGAACACAGCAAAAAAGACATCCGAATTATATGTTTATTTCACCATTGCATATGTTTGGTTTTCTGTATAACGATATGTCTTATGAAGATGGGCTTGAACTTTGCCTATATCAGCTTGCCGAATGTGATGAAATATGGGTGACAGGCGAAAAATGGTACGATTCGACAGGTGTTATCAAGGAAATTGAGTACGCAAACGCACATAAAATTGATGTTTTATTCGTACAAAATGCAGAAGATAATCCACACAAAGTTGAAGGTTATGATTATGTCAAAGGTTTGATTGATGGAATAAAGGCAAACAAAGTTGACAACGATGAAGCATCTATGACAACAGCACCAATTATACATAAATATGACAATGTATGCGAGAACACTAAAAGTGCATACATAAATGAGGACAATATTGTTCGTACATATATAGCTTATAATGTTGTTAATCCTCTTGTAAGGAATTTTATGAATATATGTGGTGTCCAGATTCTTACCAAATGTCCTTTCTGCAAATCTGTAAATAAAATCACACTTAAGGATAGAAGTCCAGTAAGCACACCTTGTAACAATTGTCATAACCTGCTTGACTTTAGTCATCTTACATATGGCGATATTCTTAGAAAGAATGGGTGATTAATTGGTTTTAGCAGAAACAGTTGAAGAAAATGTTTGATAATTGGGATAAAAAATGAATTAGCATTTACACCGAGTAATTGAAGCAAGAGTAGTTATAGAAAATATTGATTTAGAAAAATCATTTACAGAAAGTGAGGAATAGAAATGGCTAAATATTGCAAGAAACCTGTTATTATTGAGGCATATCAGACCGACAAAGAAATGATTATTCATACCCTTGAAGGTGATATGAAGGCAAGTATCGGTGATTACATTATCACAGGTGTAAACGGTGAGAACTACCCGTGTAAACCCGATATTTTTAACAAAACTTACGAGAAAGTAGAGAAATAATTATGATAAATGTAAATTTTATTGAACTTGCGGTATCAGAGGTAAACAAGTATGTGTTAAATCATTTAGATAAGTCAGATGATACGCCGGTTTTTGACATTTTCGTGGTGTGGTCGTGTAAGACTTTGCAAAACTACAAATGCCTTATCAGCACAACATTACCCGACGGGATGTATTACGAATGCACATACAATGGTGACAAAGGCGAAATGTATCTTGACGCATATAAAAAGTTTGAAAACAAAAAAATTATTTGTGAAAGTAAGGAATAATTATTATGGTCTTAGAAGAAACAGTTGAAGGTATGCTTAGTAAAGATTACGAAGAAAGATTTGTTGCAGAGTATCAGCAATTATTAATCCGTTATGAGGGATTGAAGAAAATGCTTGATAATTGGGATAAGGGAGAACTATCTTTCGTTCCGACTTGCCCACGCAGTACATATGACTTGCAGATTAAAGCAATGAATGATTATAAGACTATACTTGAAGCAAGAGCAGCGATAGAAAATATTAATATAAGTTGAGGTGATTTATTGAAAGTAATTAAGCGAGATGGCAGAGAAGTTGATTTTGATAAGAATAAAATTATTAAAGCTATTAGCAAGGCGAATGACGAAAGTAAAACTAATAATGAAAAGATTTTAAGTAAATCTGAAATACTTAATATTGCAAATGAAATAGAAAGAAAAATCAATCACAGCCAAAGGGCATATTCTGTTGAGGAAATCCAAGATTTAAACGAGGAATTTATTGATAATCTTGGTTGTTTTAAACTCGCCAAAAGATATGCCATATATCGTTATAAAAGAGGCTTGGTTAGAAAAAGCAATTCAACGGACAACGCAATTTTATCATTGCTTGACTTGAATAATGAAGAAATTAAACAGGAAAATTCAAATAAAAATCCTACTATTATTCCTACGCAACGAGATTATATGGCTGGCGAAGTTAGCAAGGATTTAACTGATAGAATTTTGTTACCGCAAGATATTGTAGAAGCTGATAAAGAGGGTATTATTCACTTCCACGACAAAGATTATTATGCTCAACATACATACAATTGCTGTTTATGTAATCTTGATGATATGTTACAGAATGGAACTGTGATTAGCGGAACTATGATTGAAAAACCACACAGCTTTTCAACAGCTTGTACTATTGCAACTCAGATAATCTCACAAGTAAGTTCCAACCAATATGGGGGTCAGAGTATAACTTTAAGAGACCTCGCACCTTTTGTTGATGTTAGTAGGCAGAAAATTAAAAATGAAATTATTGATGAGATTAATGAGGGTGTTGACAAAGGGGAAATCCAGATATGTATTAATTCTGATGAATATTATCGCTATATTAACAGAGTTACCGAGAAAAGACTAAAAAAGGAAATTACAAAAGGTGTTCAGACGATACAGTATCAAATTGAAACATTGATGACAACTAACGGTCAAGCACCGTTTATTACTGTTTTTATGTATCTCAATGAAGCAAGGAATGAACAAGAAAAGAATGACCTTGCAATGATTATTGAGGAAGTTCTTAAACAGAGGTATCAAGGCGTAAAGAATGAGAAAGGCGTATGGATTACGCCTGCTTTTCCAAAGTTGATTTATGTACTTGAAGCAGATAACATTACTGAAAATAGCAAGTATTGGTATTTGACTAAGTTAGCAGCTAAATGTTCAGCAAAAAGACTTGTTCCAGATTATATTTCTGAAAAGGTGATGAAAGAATTAAAAGAGGGAAATTGTTTCCCTTCGATGGGTTAAACGGCTCATCTAAAACTCCGTGAACATAAATCAAAATGGTGTGCATTACACGAATAGGAGCTGTAGGAAATGACAGTTAAGTAGTGTGCTAACAGGGGACTTTCGGGGTGAAACTTAGACTTGAACTATCCTGTGCCAAGACGCATATGCGTAAGGTCAAGAGACTATCAAAAGCATAACACAAAATAGTTTTGTGTGAGGAAGCGAGTAGAGTACATCTGAATAATGATACAGATGGAAGTGCGGAGTGAGTGAGTTAGCGTAATAACTCCCAAAGATATAGTCCGAACTGTTGATACCGAACAGTTAGTGTAGAAGCTTTTTATCACCATATAAAGACGAAAACGGAAACTATAAATTCTATGGTCGATTTAATAAAGGTGTTGTAACAATTAATCTTGTCGATGTAGCTTTATCATCGGGCAAAGATAAAGATAAGTTCTGGAAAATTTTTGATGAAAGATTGGAACTTTGTCATAAAGCATTACTTTGTAGATATGAAAGATTAAAAGGTACACTTTCAGATGTAGCACCTATAGTGTGGCAATACGGAGCATTAGCAAGACTTAAAAAAGGAGAAACCATTGATAAGTTGCTTGTTGGTGGATATTCTTCAATTTCGCTTGGTTATGCAGGGTTATATGAATGTGTCAAGTATATGACAGGTAAATCTCATACTGATACTGAAGCAACACCGTTCGCACTTGAAATTATGGAATATATGAACAAGAAGTGTGATGAGTGGAATAGTCAGTTAAACTTAGGGTTTTCTTTATATGGTTCACCTATAGAAAATACAACATATAAATTTGCAAAGTGCTTACAGAAAAGATTTGGAATTATAGAAGGTATTACTGATAAAAACTATATAACAAATAGTTATCATATTAATGTTAGGGAAAATGTTAATGCTTTCGATAAACTTAAATTTGAATCGCAGTTTCAAAAATTAAGTTTAGGTGGGGCAATTAGTTATATAGAAACTTCTAATTTACAAAATAATATTGAAGCTGTTTTATCAGTTTTTAAATTTATTTATGACAATATTATGTATGCCGAATTAAACACAAAGTCTGATTATTGTCAAGAATGTGGATATGACGGAGAAATTAATATTGTTAAAAATAATGACGGTAAATTAATTTGGAAATGCCCAAATTGTGGTAACACAGATGAAAATAAGTTGAATATCTGTCGGAGAACTTGTGGGTTGATTATAAGCCCACTTTAAACCGAATAAATTGCGGGGAAGTCCCCATAACCTTAATGGCTACAACATAGCTGGAAACGGCAAGTGTGAATGCGGTATAGGATTAAATCTGTCAGTCTGAAAGGATAGAAACCATAAAAACATTAAGCAAGGGATTACCGAGTGTGCAAGTCACTCTTACGCAACGAAACTCCTTAACAGGTAATGCTGATGGAGGACGCTCAACGACTATAATTTCGGGGATTTGTTTCTTTCTTATATAAAAAGAAACAATGAGATTGTATAGTCTACTCCCCTAATAAATAAATATCGGGAAACCGAGGGTATAAAAGGATATAGGAACAAACTTCTGGAACCAAGGAAGAACACAAGAAATCAAAGAAAGATATATCCACTTAGGTGGAAACGAATAACGAATAATGAATTATATCAAAATAACAAAAAATGATATAGCCAATGGGGTTGGTGTTAGAACAGTATTATGGGTAAGTGGTTGCACTATGCGTTGTAAGGAATGTCATAATCACTCAACTTGGGATTTTAACGCAGGTCAGCCATTTACAAATGATACGATGAATGAGTTGTTAAATTCACTAATTCCCGATTATATCGCCGGCTTAACATTATCAGGTGGGCATCCATTGGAAAAACAAAACCAACAGCAGATAGCCAATATAGCAAAAACGGTTAAAGCTAAATATCCAACTAAAACTATTTGGTTATATACAGGTTATTTATATGAGAATATATTAAAAATGCCATTTGTGGTAAGGAACATATTGCCTTATATAGATATTCTTGTTGATGGAAAATATGATTGCACCAAGCGAGACATCACACTTGCTTGGTGTGGTTCATCAAACCAAAGGGTCATAGATATTCAGAAAAGTTTAAAAGAAAATAAAGTGATTTTATTTAAAGAGGAGTGAAAAGTATAGAATTTTTAAAAAATCCCTTTAATTATACGGGTGCAAAATATAAATTGCTACCGCAATTATTACCATTATTCCCTGATAGAATTGATAATTTTGTGGATTTATTCGGAGGGGGGGGAGAAGTATCATTAAATGTAAAGGCTAATTCAATAGTTTACAATGACAAATGTAAGCCGTTAGTAAATATTTTTAAAAATTTAGATAACGATTTCGTTAATGAGATTAAAGAAATTATTAATAAATATAAACTTGATAAATGGAATAAAGACGGCTTCTTAAAACTTCGCTCTGTATATAATAACTCGTTGAAAGATAATTTAAACAGAGAAAATGCTGTTGCTTTGTATTGTTTACTCGTACACGCATTTAATTATCAGATAGCTTTTAATAGCAAAGGCGAATATAATATGCCCTCTGGTGCAAGCAGGTCATATTTTTCTAAATCTTTGGAAACAAAATTAAATAAATACATAGATGAAATCGGTAAAAGAAATATCAATTTTTATAGTGAGGACTTTCATAATTTATCATTTGATAATCAGGATTTTAAAAACACATTTTACTATTGTGACCCACCTTATTTGATTACAGTAGGAGCATATGAGAGAGATTATTTTTGTAAATGGTCTGAAAGTTATGAAAGAGAACTGCTAAATTTATTAGACATTCTTGATTATAAACAGGCTAAGTTTGCTTTATCAAATGTCTTAGAACACAAAGGTAAAAGCAACGATATTTTAAAAGAATGGTCTAAAAAATATAATGTTCATTATTTAAATATGGATTATAAAAATTGTAATTATCAAACAAAAGATAAATCGGCAAATAGCAGTGTTGAAGTTTTGATTACGAATTATTAAGAGAAAAACAAAGACAATAATAACAGGAATTTACACGATACTGAAAAGCCTATTGAGCTAATGAAAATTATTATAAACAATTCTTCCAAGGAAAACCAAACTAAATATAATGAGGTGATATAATTAACAAAATCCAATTAATAAACAGAGAATGTATTGAGGCTATGAAACAAATTCCCGATAAGTCAATAGATATGATTTTATGTGACTTGCCCTATGGAACAACTCGAAACAAATGGGACACTGTCATTCCATTTGAACCATTGTGGAAAGAATATAAAAGAATCATAAAGGATAATGGGTGTATAGCGCTGTTTAGCAGCCAACCATTTACAAGCTCATTAGTAATGAGCAATCCTAAAATGTATAAATATGAATGGATATGGCAGAAAACCCATCCAAAGGGACATTTAAACGCTAAGAAGATGCCAATGAGAGCACACGAAAATATTGAAATTTTTTATAAAAAACCACCATTGTATAATCCACAAATGACTTATGGACATACAAGGAAAATTGCTAAAACAAATTACATAAAGGAATCAGACGGTAATAGCTGTTACGGAAGAGAAATAAGAAATACATTTTATGACAGCACAGATAGATTCCCGTTAGATGTACAAATATTTAATAATGGCAATCAGTGCAACAAACTTCACCCAACACAAAAGCCTGTAGCATTATGTGAATATTTAATTAGAACATACACGAATGAAAATGATACAGTTCTTGATAATTGTATGGGTTCAGGAACAACAGGTGTAGCTTGTAAAAATCTTAATAGAAATTTCATTGGTATAGAAATTGATGAAAACTATTTTAATATTGCGAAAGAAAGAATTGGTGAATAGCATTATAAATCTTAGATTGGGGTGGTAACTATAAAAAGAATAATTAAGAAAAGTATGGCACAAGATACTGTGAATCTAAAATTCTTTAAGTGTAATGCTTGTAAATGTATTTTTGAAGTAACTATAGATGATTGTAATTGGGTTTGCCCAATTAATTCTACAACTACAGTTTTTATATCACTTTGCCCGTCTTGTGGGAAAGTATGTTATAAAGAAGAAATAAAGGAACAAACAATGAGAGAAAAAGAACTTGAAATAAACGAACTCAAGAAAAGGAATAAAGAAAAGGAAACAATTTGATAAAAACAGAAAATGAATGTGTAGATTGTCCTAAAGAAATAGGCTGTATTGGCGACCTTTGCCCTTACAAAAATGTTACACGATATTATTGCGATTGTTGTGAGCAAGAGAGTGAACTATACAATTTTGACGGGGAAGAGTTGTGTGAGGATTGCGTAAGAGCAAGACTTAAAGAGTGTTTTGATGGTTATACACTTAAAGAACAGGCAGAAATATTAGGACTTGATTTGAGTAGAATTTGAACATTAAATAAAATACAATTTAAAATAAAGGAGAATAATTAATGATTTATTTAACAGATTTAAGTTTAAAATATGCAATAGATATGTGTTTAGCAAAACCAAAATATGTAGTGTATATTGCAGTACTTGATGATATTAGTATTAAAAAAAATTTTTATTATTTACTTGGTAAAATCACTGATGATTCAATTGCCGGCAAAGGATTTACTAATACATTTGGTGAAATCGACTTTCGGAATGGGAGTTACATCCGTGTTATTGATGCGTCAACAACAGCAAAATATATTCATTGCCACTTGCTAATTGTTGATAATAAAATTGACATTGATACACAGGGAAAATTAAGAGCATTTGAAATAAGAAATTATGATAAAGAAAAAGAACTTGAAGAAAAATTTAACAAGGAAACAAAAGGAGAACAACTTATGAATATAGTACAGGTTAATTTTATTAATAGTATTACGCAGAAAAGATATACATATAAAGTTCCAAACGGTATTAGCCTTAACAAAGGTGATATTATTCAAGTGAGAAATAAAGACGGTAAAGAAGCTATTGCCGTTTGTGTAACCAATAGTGAAAATCTTTCTGATAATGCCGTTGATATGGTTATGGACGGTCTTGATGTATTAAGCGATGTTATAGGCGTGTATAACTTAGTTAAATTTCAGGAGATGACTAATGAGTGAAAATTCAAAATGACAAATATTACACTTCAACAGATTTAGCAAATTATTGTTGGGATAAAACTTTTGAAATAATAGGTGAGGAAAATATATCAATATCATATTATTGATGTACTTAAAAAATATATCCCAGAAATTAAATAACAAAGGAGAATGATAAATTATTAAGGAATATGAACTTATAAATTTCTGTGAATTTGATAAGTTTGCAGAGCGAAGTTATTGTGCAATTCACGGAGTTGATAAGAGTTTGAATTTAGGAGATATTACTTTAGTTGACGAAACAAAACTTACACCTTTTAATATGATTTGCGGAGGTAGCCCTTGTCAAGATTTTTCTATTGCAGGGGGTCAAGCCGGAAGCAAATGGAAATGTAAAGATTGTGAACACGAATATAATCCTCTTACAGTACATTACTCCAAAAGACATCAATGCCCAAATTGCGGTAGTGAAAACCTTGATAAAACGAGAAGTTCTTTACTTGTTGAATGGTTAAGAATCATTAGAGCCAACAAACCTATATGGGGAATTTATGAAAATGTAAAAAATATTGTCGGCAAGAAATTTCAGGAAACATTTAATATGTTCATTAACGAACTTCACGAATACGGATATAATACATATTATAAAGTTCTGAATTCAAAGGACTTTGGTGTTCCACAAAACAGAGAAAGAGTTTATCTTATTATCATCTTAAAAGAGTTTGATAACGGTCAGTTCAAATTCCCAGAGGGCTTTGATAATGGTAAACGCCTTAAGGATGTTCTCGAAGATGAGGTTGACGATAAATATTATATCAATACTCCAAAAGCCCAAGAGTTGATTGATGATTTAATCAGCAGCGGAAAGTTAGATAAAGATGTTTCCAACACTATAAGGGCTGGGGGGAAGAGGAAGCATAGACCGACATCAATGGGATATGGTTCAGGTATAAAAACTGGACTATTCTCAAAGCAATGTAGCCAATTTAACAAAGAAATTGATGTCGCTAATACTTTACTCGCAAGAGATTATAAAGGTTTTGGCAACCAGTCGATGAACGGAGTTATTGAATGCAAGGAATAAAGGAAAACAAAGTTGAAGTTCTCGGAAGGCTTATTCCCGATTCAGGAAAGATGCATCAAAATCAAGAGGTATATAACACCTTCGGGGGGAGGTCAATATGTACTCTAAAAGCAACACATTATAAAGACCCACCTAAAATTTTGATTGGATATGAAACGGAGAAAAAGGATGAATAAGATTATTCAACTTGGCAATTTGAGAAAAGACACTAAAAACTTCGCGAACCCACAAACCGGTAGAATATATTCGGCAGAAGGCATTGCACCTACATTAAATACTTGTCAGGGGGAAGTCGTGAACCAAAAGTGTTAATTCAGTTGGATATGAAAGGTAAAAGGGTTAATGATTAAAATAAATCATACAGAATTGCCTTGTATATTTGATGATAGAGATAAAGGCTGGGGGAGAAAACAATAGACCTTTGCCCTACTCAAAGAGCAACAAGGAGTGGAATAAAAATGATAGAAAATAATTCTAATTTTGGTTATCGCATAAGGAAATTGACTCCAAAAGAGTGTTGGAGACTTATGGGATTTTCCGATGAAGATTTTGAAAAAGCTCAAAATGCAGGAGTAAGTAATACTCAACTATATAAACAAGCTGGTAATTCTATTGTTACAGATGTTTTATATTACATATTTAAGGAATTATATAATGCTATGCCTTATTTGTTTGAGGATTTGAAAGTTAGCAGTTATTTCTCTGGAATAGGTGCTTTTGAAATAGCACTTGATAGATTATTTAGTGACATCAACGATAATAAATTATCACCAAATAAAGCAGATAGAGTAATGGCAAAGGAGAGCGATAAATAATTAATAAAAAACTAAAAGTTCTAAGCCTGTTTGACGGAATTAGTTGTGGAATGATAGCTTTGGAAAGAGCTGGTATTCCAATAAAGAGATATGTAGCATATGAAATTGAGAAAAATGCAATCAAGATAAGCCAAAAGAACTATCCACAGATTGAACAATGTGGAGATGTACGAACAGCAGATTTTAGCCAATACGAAGGTTTTGATTTGTTGATTGGTGGAAGTCCTTGCCAAGATTTGTCAAATTACAAATATGACCGTGGAGAGGTAAAAGGACTTGACGGAGAGAAAAGTGGTCTATTCTATTACTATGTCAAGGCTCTAAAAGAAGTAAAGCCTAAATATTTTCTGCTTGAAAATGTTGCAAGTATGGAAAAGAAGTGGGTAGATGTAATATCAGAAGAATTAGGTGTAGAACCAATAATGATTAACTCAGCTCTTGTATGTGCAGCAGAACGAAAGCGGTTGTACTGGACGAATATACCGAACATAGAACAGCCAGAAGATAGAGGAATTGTACTGAAAGATATTGTTATTCCGGCAAGTGAGGTACCAGACAAATATTGGTATACAAAATACCCAATAACAGTCCACGAAGGTGATATAAAAGTAAAGGCTACTATTCATTTAAATGGGCATAGACAAGCAAAGGAAGTATATGGGTTAAATCATAAATGTAATACATTACTTTGTGATGGTAACGGCGGTAATTTAGTAAAGAAAATATATCAAGATAGCAGAGTAAGAAAATTAATACCACTTGAATATGAAAGATTGCAGACTTTACCAGATAATTATACGAATTGTGTGGCAGACAGTAGAAGATATACAGCAATAGGCAATGGGTGGACTGTTGATGTAATTGCTCATATATTAAACAAAATAAAGGAAACAGATATTGAAAAATAAAGATATTAAGCTATACAAAATTACTGCTGACTATAGAAAAGACAATCCTAAGAAACCTCAATATTATGTTTGGGGTAGGACTAAAAAAGAAGCCAAAGATAGGTTTAATAATTTGATAAGTTGTCTAAAAATATACGATGTTGAGGTTTGTGATGACTCTGTCGTTATAAAGATTACAGCAGAACCTCTGAAACATATTATTATTTGAATAATAGTAATAAAGAACTTAACAGAAAGGAACGATATATTGAACAAACAAATTTTTATTATTAATGGCTCCGGTGGAGTAGGTAAAAGTACATTTTGTAGAATGGTAGAAGAGTCCTTGCCTTTGTTTGTAGACAAGTTTGACGGTGTGAGAATTATGCCTGTAAAAACAATTTCATCAGTAGACCAAATTAAAGAAATTGCAGAATTTGTAGGTTGGAACGCTAAATTTAAAACCGAAAAAGATAGAAAATTCCTATCCGACCTCAAAGACCTATGTAGTGAGTATAGTGATTTTTCATTTAATTATATGGCTATACAAGTTGAATCATTCAGAGAAAGCAACAAATATGTACTATTTATACATAGCAGAGAGCCAAAAGAAATCGAAAGAGTAAAACAAGCATTTGATGCTAAAACAATTCTTATTAAGCGTGATAATGTAAAACATATTACATCTAATAAGTCTGATAGAGAAGTATTTGATTATGACTATGATATCGTAATTAACAACAATGGAAGTAAAGATGAACTTCTTGATATTGCTAAAGAATTTTGCGAGGACTTATTGAATAATGAAATTAAAAGTGAATATCAAAGTAAGGAAGTAATTATTGAATGAAAATAAAAAAGGCAATAAAAATAATATCTAATAGATACAAAGCAAAGCCAATTTTTACAGAAGAGAAAGAGTTTATTGAATCGCATTTACCACAAATTGCCCCTATTCCCAATGATTGCTGGATTAGTGGAGGCTCAACTAAAACTGTATTCGTAGATTTATACTCATCTGAATATCTATTTAAATTCAAGGTGGAAAATGGTGGAAAATTTATTTTATTAAAAGACAACAGGTCTTTATTTGAAAATTACACCCCTGTATCGTTGAAAGATACAATAGAATATGAAAAAGAAAGAATAAACGATTTGTATAATAAGTGCGTACATAGGTTGACCGATTATGTCAAAAGCAACCCCAATAAAATATATAAAATAAATCATTCAGGAGGCAAAGACAGTGAGCTTATAATGTCTGTTTGGAATGATATGTTAGAAATGTTAGATTTTACACCTATCTAATGAAGTAGCAGATGTATATAAGCGAATCAAACAAATTCCTAATATAAGAATTATTAATCCCCAAATAGGATGGAGACAATGGATAGAAAAATCAAATTATACTTTTCCAAATATTTTTAGACGAAATTGCTGTTCTGTATATAAAGAAGGTCAAGCTAAAAAAACATTTGACATTGACACAGACATAGTACAAGTATTGGGCGTTAGAAAATTTGAAAGTACAAAAAGAAGTAAATATAATTTTATTATGGACAATGAGTTTAATGCTAATTTATTTAAAAAAGATATTTATCCTAAAAAATGGATAAAACTTGCACCAATTATTGATTTACAAAATGTTGATGTATGGTTACTCTTGTTGCTTAAAAAAATACCAATCAATAGAAGGTATCGTCTCAGCTATAGTCGTGTAGGTTGTCTTATATGTCCTTATTCCTCAACATATGATGATGAAATAACAAAAACCTACTATAAGCACCAATACGAATGGTTTGTTAAAGCTATTGAACAAAATTACGATAGACACGGAGCTAGAAGATTAGGTTGGACTATGCAAGAATGGGTAAACGGAGCTTGGAAGTGTCCAAAGTGTAAAAACACTGAACTTTTACAAAGCAAGCCGACTGATGAAAATGTTAAGTTGTATGCTCATATGAAAGGTCTTTCAGAAAATATGGCGAGAAAATACTTTAACAGAACTTGCGAAAGTTGCGGTCGTAAAATGGTAGAAAATGAAATAGCAATGTTCTATAAATTATGTGGCAGATTTGAAAACATCGCTGATGACAGAGAAGTTTTATGCAAAAAATGCTTATGTAAACAATTAAATATGACTACAAAAGAATATAGTCAGAAAAATATAGATTTTATAGAGCAAGGCTGTAATTTATTTTAATGGAAATATCAAAGTAAGGAGAATTGAATGAGTGACTTAGAAACAACAATTAATTTTCTTCAAGAAGATAAAACAATGACTGTATTTACCTCACAAAGAAAATGGCTAAATAAACTTCTTAAATATGCAAACGAGAAAGATAATAATGTAATTATTACACATAAAAACACAGATGGCTCTGCAATGTTTGAAATTCCTGTTAGTTGGTTAAAGATTTCACCACCACGAAAACATAAAATGTCAGATAAAAGAAAAGCAGAGTTAGCAAAGCGACTTGCTAAAGCGAGAGAAGCGAGAAATAATAAAATTAACAGTAAGGAGAATTGAATGGGCAAAGTAATTATTTTACCAGAAACAACTAAAAATCCAATTACATTGATTGGTGAAAGAGCCGGTTATTGTTGGGGCGGTGATGTGTCAAACCCCGAAAAAAATTATAAACGAGGTCTTGATTGTATTAAATCAAACCACGGCAGAGCTTTTGAGTTTGTAAATATTGAAACTGTTATCACAGGTTATTCAGCAAGAGTTATTCGTGAGTGGTACACACACATTGGTGGTAGTCCTACAAGACTACAGGAGAGTACAAGATATGTTGATAGCACTAATTTTGATTATGTAATGCCACCAAGTATTAAATCAAAAGAAACTTTAGAATATTATCATAATGCAATGATGACAATAAAAGAAGCTGTTACAAATCTTAAGTTTTGTGGTGTCCCAAAAGAAGATTACGCTATGCTACTTCCTTTGGGTATGAAAACAACTATTGTTGACAAGAGAAATTTAAGAAATATTGTTGATATGTCAAGACAAAGAGAGTGTAATAGAGCGTATTGGGAATACAGGAATTTATTTGCAGATTACAAAAAGGAATTATCCAAATATTCTGACGAGTGGAAAACATTGACTGATTTATTATTTATGCCAAAATGTGAGGTTTTTGGTTATTGTCCAGAAAAGAATAGTTGTGGCAGAAAATCTAAATGCAAAGAGTGATAACACAAAGAAATTAAAGGGGTTGATAATATAGCAAAAGATTGGACAGGCAATTACAAGAGCGTTTATACAACATTAGGGGCAAGCAATCACACTAATAAAGAACGAGAAGAAAATGATTATTACGCTACCGAGCCAAGAGCGACAGAACTATTACTTGAAGTTGAAAAGTTTTCCCCTGATATTTGGGAATGTGCTTGTGGAAGTGGAGAAATTTCCAAAGTTCTTGAAGATAATGGTTATAATGTAAAATCAACTGATATTGTTTATAGAGGTTTTGGAGAAGAACAGTCGATTGACTTTCTTAATTCAAAAGAAAATACATATGATGGTGATATTATCACTAATCCTCCATTTAAGTATGCACTTGAATTTTGTCAGAAAGCATTAAGTGTTATATCTAACGGACATAAAGTGGCAATGTTCTTAAAATTGCAGTTCTTAGAAAGTAAGAAAAGAAAATCATTCTTCTTAGACAATCCGCCTAAAACTATTTATGTTTCAAGCTCAAGATTGTTGTGTGCTAAGAACGCTGACTTTCAACGAATGAGAGATGGTGGCGGTAGTGCAGTAGCCTACGCTTGGTATGTGTGGGAAAAGGGATATAAAGGTAATACAGTTGTAAAGTGGATAAATTAACATAAGGGCTTAAAATGAGAATTTTAAGACAAGGAAACAAAAGCCAATACAACCCATCTGTATGATATTAATACAAAAAGAAAAGAAAGGAAAGATAGATTTGAAAACTAATTCTTATAAATATGTTAAAAAGCCAATTATTATTGAAGCCTTTAAGTATGAAGGTGATTTAAGCGCCAATGGGGAAAATTGTATTCCAAGTTGGGCTATCGAAGCATATGAAAACGGAACACTTTACTACAAAGAAACAGATGATAGTCCTTCGGAATTATTTGTAAAAACACTTGAGGGTGATATGCTTTGTGAAGTAGGTTGTTACATTATACAAGGCGTTGAGGGTGAAATTTACCCGTGCAGAAGTGATATTTTTGACAAGACTTATGTAAAGGTGACAAACGGTAACTCTTACAATCCTTATACTGATGAAGAAGTTGCAGACAATGCGTTTGAGTAAGGAGTCCTAATACATAATGACTTTATCGTTTATAGCGACAATTATTATAACTATTTTGTTTGTCATTATAGGTATTAGCCTTGTTGGTTGGCAAATTAAAGAGAAAGCCTTTACAGGTGTAAATCGAGAAACAATACTTATTCTTGATTTATTATATTTTATAGAAGCGTTTGTTATATTATTAAACGCATATACAAATTTGAGGTGATTGTACGGGAATAGGAGAAATAATGCTTTTAATTTTAATAGTTGTCCTTATAGTATTGATGCTTATAGATTATTTTGCGGACGAAAATAGAAAAAAGAACAGCCACAACAAATATAATAAAAATTTTTCTGAAGAAAAGTATGGATTTACTGTTGTAAGTCACAATTCTTTGTTTGAATTCTATGAAGTGTATGATAATGAAACTAAGGTAATGTATGTAATCTCTGACGATTATCACAACGAGGGGTCTATTACTCTTCTTGTTGACGAAAACGGCAAACCTAAACTGTATAAAGAAAATTAAAAACAATAAAACCTTCAAAAAAAAGAAAGAGGCGGTTATGATTTCTCACAAATATTCAAAACCGAAATATTCAAATCAGCAAATATATCTATCGTCAGTAAAGAAACATTATTTCAGTTTTGATGAAGTTAGGCGTATTTATAAGGTTTGTGACGATTTTAACATTAGATTGAAGTGGCATCAAAAAGTAAGGCTGTTCTTTATTGGAATTATTCCAAACAAGATATTCAACAAACTTTACGACTTTAAACATTTAAAATATTAA